TTACGTTTCGAGCGCCTTCGCCGCGCTGACGAGCTTCGCCCGCTGCAGCGGCGCGTAGCGCCGGGTCATCCGGGGCGTCGTGTGACCGAGCAGGTCCTGCACGTCGGCCAGGTCGGCGCCGGCGCGCAGGTAGGCGGTGGCTACCGAGTGCCGCAGGTCGTATGGCCGCACGCGCTCCGGTGTCTTGTTCTCTGGGTCACGAGCTCGAGCCTCAGCGCGGCACGCGCGCTGGAACGACTTCCGGAGCAGGTTCTTGTTGTACTCGCCCCACGCCTTCGCCGCGGCGAAGGCCTCCCAGGCGGCGATGCCCTTCGCGTTGAGCGGGACGAACCGGAACCGCTTCCCACCCTTGCCCGTCGGGACGTGGCACTCCGCGGCCGAGAGCTTCACGTGCTCGGCCGTCATCTTCCCCAACTCACTGTTGCCCCGGATCCCGGTCCACAGCAGGACGCCGGCGCGCGCCCGGTCCTTTGAGTTACGCATCCGCGCGATCGCCGCCTCGAGGAACCCGATGTCTCTGGCCCGCGGCGCCGCCGCTGGCTCCTCAAACGGTGGAACCTCGCGCACCGGGTTCGCGGCGCCGTCGCCGTCGAGCACGTTCCACAGGTGAAGCAGGGCCGTCCGGCGGTGGTTGCACGCGGAGGCCGACAGCGGCTTCTGCAGCTTCCGCCACTCCTTCTTACGCGGCACGTACCGGACAACTGGTCCGAACGCCCGCCATGCCTGCAGCTGCCCACGGATCATGTCCCGCGTGATCTCCGACCGCGCCAGATCGCCCCACGCCTCGCGCCACGCCTCGAGGTCCCGCCGACGCCAGGTGATCGTGGGCATCGCCGCGACCTGCTTTAGATAGCGTTCGATGTCTGCGGCGAACGTCCCTGGGTCCGGTGCGGGCCCGGCCTGCTCGCGCGCCTTGACCCGCTGGGCCTCGCGCCACTGCTTCATTTCTGTCAGCGTCGCGCTGCGCTTGAACCGCATCGAGAGCAGCTTCGACCCGGTCTTCGTGCCGGGCACGCGGACGCGGACGAACACGCGCCAGCCCTTGCCCTCGCGGACAATCCCCGGCGCGCTCGAGCGGGCGACGATCTTGACCTGCGCGTTTCCTCTTTCGGTGGTCACGGCTCGTCTCAGTGGGTCAGCTGCCAAAACAGCCCTGACAGCATGACGAGCACTCCGCCGAGGCCGGTCCCGACCGCGACGACATACACGGTCGACCACATCGGCGCGAACCGTAAGAGCGCCCGGTTGCCTTCGGTTTCAAAGGCCGCAAACCGGCCCGGCAGATCCCATGGATCGGTGGTGGCTGGATCTATTTTGAAGAGCTCATTCGCCTTGTATCGCATTGACCGTGAGGTCACGAACATGACAAGGACTTCGAACAGGACATAGGTCGTCAATGACGCGAGCAGTAGGATCGCCGTCCAGATCGACTGGCGGCGTGAAAGGAATGGCTTGGTATAGGACCAGACGCCGAAGTACCCCGCGTATCCCACAGCGAGCACCACGTTCGAGTAGGTTTTTGCCTTGTCAAACAGGGAGGCCTGCAGCTTGATCTGCGGATCGATCAGCAGGCTGCATTCGGCCGCCACCTCGCGCAGGATTCTGGACCTGGTCTCCTGGTCCAGTTGCGGATTCTCGCTCACCGTCGAACCTTCGATTCAGCTGCCATTATTTTTTTCTTCCCAACTCCTGTTCGGTCGGCCTGCGTTCGGGTAGCTGCTCGAGCATCCGGACCAGAATCGCGTGGATCTGATCGAGTCGCTTGGCCATCAGAATGAGCGCCACGAATGCTCCTCCGGCCATGCTCACGAGCAGTGAAACCACGAAGTCGCTCACGGCACCAGCTCCACCCGCGCCCCGAACGCCGCGGCCGCCGCCCGCAGGCGCGCGTCGAGCACCTCGACGTGGATGAGCCCGCCGGCGGCGCCGACCGGCTCGACGCTCAGGTATTGCAGCACCTGGTCGTTGGGCAGCCGGAGCGCCTGGACGAAGGGTGAGTCGTGCGGCAGCGGCCCGGCCTCGAGCTGCTCAGCGCCGGCCCGTTCGACCGCCAGCCAGCTCGCCGGCGGCAGGAACCAGCGCTCGATCCGCGCCGCCCCTCGCCAGGCGATCGACGCGTACCGCGCCTGCGGCGCCACCACCGCGGCGCCCAGTGTCCGGCCCGTCTCGAGCGAGCTGATCGTGAAGACGTAGGCGGTCATCTACTTCTTGGCGGTCAGTCTCTGGAGCTCGGACAGCACCAGCGGATAGTCCTTGGCCTCGACCTGCAGCGTGACGGTCTCGGCGCTGGTGCGCATCGTGATCCACTGCTGGTGGCCGGATTGCGCGAAGGCGGGCCCGAACAACACCGCGGCTGTCATGTTCGAGGTCGACGTCGTCGCGGAATCGATGCCGACGACGTCAGCGAAGGGGATCGTCCTCAGGACCTTTTCTGGGTGGTCGGCCTCTTGGAGCGTGACGCCGCTCCACCCGACGCGGACGGTGACGCGGGTCTGGACCGACTTGCCGCCCTTGACGATCCCGGCCTTCACATAGTTGAACACGAGTAACGTGGCTTCCGGTTCCGCCGTGTTGCTGACAGTGAGCGCGTACGATCCGCCGCGGGCGACGACACTGCCGACCTTCACGACGTAGTCGCCAGTTTTCAGGTCGGCTTTGACGCGTGCTGGCCTTGACGTTTGCAGGGTGTCCTTCTTGAGCGCGACCCCGTCCCCGTCCATGAGCACGAGGCGTGGGAGACACTGCTCGCACTCGAGCATCAGATACACGCGCGATGGCTGATTCAGGCGGAAGGCGATTGAGTCCACCGGGCCACCTTTGGCGCCCTTGTCGATGTCGATCGGCATCCGCTCGTCCTTGTCGTCGAGGGTGCCTTTGACCGATCCCGGGACGGCAACGGTCGTCGACGGCCGCGGATCCTGCCACGCGAGGGTTGGCACGGCCGCAACGAGCGTAACGAACAACAATCCGATCGTTCTCATGCGATAGCTCCTGGTTTCGTTACTGGTGTGAAGTACTCGTGGCCGCACTTTGGGCAGTTGCGTGGACCTTGCGCGGAGACTTCGCCGCAGGCCAGGCACCGGATTTGCTCGGCGCTGACACCAGTGGCGCGCTGTTTGGCTTCTGAGGCTTGGGATTCAGCTTGCGCAATCCTGGCCAGAATCGCGGCCAGGCACGCGAGCCCGGCGAGCGTCGCGCCGAGCGTGGCCTGTGAACTCAATACGAGCGCCGCGCCGCCCAGCAGCAGCGCGCCGAGTAGGCACATCGCCATCAAGAAACCCACTAGTGCGCCTCCGTTGTTTCCTGGCAGCTCAAGACATCCGCGCCACGCTGTGCCGAATCACGTGCACCGCGTGCACTTCTTCGTTCGAGACCTCGCGCGGCGGATAGGCCTCGTTCATTGATCGCAGCACCCAGCCGCTCGATGTTCGGAACACGCGCTTCACCAGGCGCTCGCCGTTCGCGAGCTGCACGCACGCGAAGTCGCCGTCTCGCGGCTGGATCCTCGGCTGCGCGATGACGATTTCACCTGGAAAGTAGCGCGGCACCATCGAGTCGCCACGCACGCGCAGCGCGTAGGCCTTTGGATCCCCGTCGCTGAAGGCCCGCGAGACCCAGGCTTCAATCTCTGCTCGGACCAGTCCCACGTTGTCCCACTGGATGATTCCATTCGTCGAAGCTTCGGCGTCGCCGACCACCGGCACGTCGTTCTTTTTGTACCCGCGCGTGATGTCGCGGTCGATCAGTTCGGGTTCATGTTCTTGTCCCGTACCCGTGTGACGGATCAGGTCATACTCCGCGTCCAGGCCGGAAAGTAACTCGTCGATCGAGACGCGCAGCGCCTTCGCGAGCCTAAAGAGCGTGGGCGTCTCTGGAAGGCCGCTGCGATCGTTCTCCCACGCAGAAACCACGGAAGGACTGACGTCAACGGCATCGGCCAGGTCCTTGGCCTTCAGCCCGCGCTTCTGCCTGAGCGCACGGACGTTCTCTCCGAAGCTTGGCACCGCCTGAAAGATAGTCCCTGACGATATTTTTTCAAGCTCTAAAGTCATTGAGCTTCAACTAGTTAGCAAGAAACTGCTCTTGTATAGTGCAGTTCAAGCTAATAAATAGCTTGACATGACACTTTTGGGTGCCTAGAGTTGGCTTCAACATGAAGTTGACGGTCGAACAACTCGCCGCCCTCCGGGCCATCCCTGCCGAGTCAGTTCCGAACCGCCTCCGCGTTGCGTTTGCGTTGACCACCTCGAAACAAGTGGAAGCCTGCGAAACAACCGGCATCGCTGCACCGCGCATGAGCGCACTGGTCCGCGGCGACTACAAGTCAGTCTCGACAGATCTCGCTCATTCACTCGCCGATTTCTTCGGCTGCTCGATTGAGGACCTCTTTCCATCTCGACAGTCTGCTGAGGTTGCCTAGCCATGGCTCATCCGCAGCGTCGCGCTACTGACATCGTTGTTGATCTGGATCAGCGAACGCCCGAGAAAAGCGTTCGCAGCGATTCACACGCGCGCCGCGTCGATGGGCTGCCGGTTCACACCGATTCACGTCCCCTGCGAATCGATGTGAAAAAGGAGTTCCTCGCGAACATCAAGGAGACCCGCGCGCGGATCGGGCTGTCGGTCGACGCGATGGCGGAGATCTGCGGCACGGCCGCGTCGGCGATGTCGGACGCGCTGAACGGCAAGGAAGGCCGGAACTTCGCGGGGCATTGGCTCACCGCTCTCAGCCTCGCGTGTCCGGAGTTCGAACACACCTACAACCAGGTCGTCGACGAGAAGCGCGGCAACACGCCAGAAGCGAAGCGGGCGCGCGCGGCCCGATCGCTCGGCGATCTGGTCGAGCAGTTCGCGCTGCGGATCAAGGACATCGGCTGATGCATATCTACCTTGGCCGCACCGCGACGCATCAAGCGAAGACGAGCTACGGCACGTTCTTCCTGTGCTCGGCCTGCGTCACTGCCAGCCATGCCGGCTGCGCCAGGCCTGGGACCGCGCTGACGCAACTGTCGATCCTCGATCCGCCGCGGCCGTGCGACTGCGAGCACGTCGCGCACATGGGCCGTCCGACTGACGGCGAGGTTCGCTCATGAGCGCCCTCACGCCCGCGATCGTGGGCGAGCCGGTGCCGGCGACGTGTCACGTCTCCGACGTGCTGCGGCACTTGAATATCAGCCGGCGAACGTTCGAGCGGCTGATGGCGGCCCGCGAGCTGGCGATTGTGGAGCTGCCGCGCCTCGGCCGCCAGCGCCGGTTCACCGGCGCGAGCGTGGAGGCGGTGAAGTCGAACACCCGCTGGATGCAGGCGCGCGCCAGCGCACCCGCCGCGGCCCAACCTCAGTTGCTGCCTGTTCGGAGTTCCCGATGATTGGCGACTACCAACTCTTCCTGACCCCCCGCTTCGTCCAGCGGCTGCTCGAGCTGAACGGGGAGCTCAACAACGGCGGCCCATTCGTGCTCGCGGTCTTGCGCGACGAGGCGCGCAAGGTCGAGGTCATCGAGCTGCAGTCCGAGAGCCGCGTCATTCGCAATGGCTGCTTCGAGCGCCCACTGGGCTCGAGCGACTGGAGGCCGTGTGCAAAACGTCCTTGAGATCGTGATCGTCCTCTGGGCTATCACCGGTGCGGGCCTGACCGCCTGGCTGCTCTGGCTCTACGTCGTCGCGCCGGCCTGGGAGTTCTTCTTCCCGGGCGCGCTCGCGCGCCTCTCGGATCGTCTGCTGCCGCTGCCACCGTCACGCACTGTCCGGTAAGGCCTCCAATGTCGTTGCTCACCTTTGTCCCTACGCCCTTGCGCGCGGCCCGTCAGCCGATCACGTCCGGCACACTGCCGGCGCCCATCAGCGGCCGCCCGAGTGCCCCCGCACGTCCCCAGCCCGACGCGCCGGCGGTGGAGGTGACGTCCGCGGCTCGCGGGGACTCCACCGCCGCCCCCACCTCGGGGATCGCCGTGGGCCTGCGGCTGTCGTTCGAAGCGCACCTGATCGCCGTCGCGCTCTTCCACACCCGGCTCCTGCAGCTGCCGGGGCAGGTCGCACGCGAGGAGGACCTCGAGCCGCTGTTCAAAGCGCTGTCCGTGCCGGCGCGTCAGGCCTACTACGAGGCCTCCGAAGTCGCGATCCAGCGCCTCGACGAAGCGGCGCACGCCCGCGCGGCCGCGGCCGCGGAGAGCGTGCTGCCGGGTTTCACTGACGCGCTCGAGGTCTACCACGCCGCCCTACGGTTCGCGCCGGCTCGGAGGGACGCGTGATCGGCTGGGCCTGGCTTCGCCGGCTCGCCGCGCGCGTGCTGCCGTGCCGGCACACCGATCGGACCGGCGCATCGCGCATGTATCGCGAACGCCGTCGGCTACCCGGCACGAAGCTCGAGGTCCTGCACCTGGTCTGCGACCGGTGCGGCCACGCGCAGCCAATGGTCGACCGCGCGGTGAAGGACCAGAAGCGCGTGACCTCGATCGGGACGGCCGCCAGTCGGATGCGCGGGCGTAAGGCGTCCGCCGGGCCCGGAGAACTCGTCGACATCAACGTCCGTCGCCGCGCGGGCGGTGCCAGAACCGGCGAGGGCGGCCGATGACGCAGCTCTCTCTGCTCGTCGACGTCGCGCGCGAAGAACGCCCGTGGAAGGTCGTGCGTCGTGTGTCCCGTCAGGTCTACGCACGCCTGCGCGCCTCGGGCTCGGCGAATCGCCGCACCTGGAAAGTCGTCACCGCGCTCGCGTACTACCGGAACAAATCGATGGCCTGGCCGACGCCGGCGGAGCTCACAGAGTTCATGTTCAAACGCCAGCGCATCACCCGCAACGATCCCCGCCTGGTGGCGCCCCGTCTGACCGAGCTTGTGCGCGGCAAGGTGGTGCGCCTGGCGGACGGCACGAAGGTGCGCCGCGGCGGCGGGGTGCTCACGCTCCTGCCAGTGCGTGCGTGTCGCGTGACCGGCGCGAAGGCGCACCCGGTGGCCATTCGCGAGGCCGGCTCGCTCGAACGGCAGGTGGCGTGATGGGCGCAGCGAAGTGTCGTGGCTCATTGACGGACCGGATCCAGCAGGCCCAGCGACGGCCGAAGGATCTCGCCCAGGATCCTCACGTCCACCGGAACGTCATCACCGTCCGGCCGTGTTTGATGCGCGCCATCGGTGCGTGCGCCGTCAGCTTCCGCGTGCGTGACGACGCGCCTGTCGAGTTCATGTGCGCGCAGCACTGGCGCTGGGTGCCCGACGACGTGCGAGACCGCCTGCGGAAGGCCCAGCTCCTGAAACCGAGTGACGCTCCTGAACACAAACTCGCGCGGCGTCAGGCGGTCGAGGCTGCTGTGCGAGCGGTCCACGCCGCGCTGTCGGCACCACCGGCACACCACAAGGCTTCCGCCGTGGCAGGAGATGCGCGATGAAGACGGTCGCCGCAGCGGTCATCGATCGCCGTCCGCCTCTCCAAGCGATCCGCGTCGCCTCCGGCCAGCTCTTCTGGCCGCTCGATCCGCTCGAGACAGAGATCCAGCTCGAGGACATCGCCCACGGGCTCTCGCACCTTTGCCGCTTCACCGGCCACACGCGGTGGTTCTACTCGGTGGCGCAGCACTCGGTCGTGGTCTCGCGCCTGTGCCCGGCGCCGCTCGCGCTGTACGGGCTGCTACACGACGCGGCCGAGGCTTACCTGGGCGACGTCGCGCGGCCCATCAAGCACACCGTCGCGTTCGAGCAGTACCGGGCCGCGGAGGCCCGGCTGCAGGCGCTGATCTACCGCCGCTTCGGGCTCGACCCGATCGAGCCGCCGGCGGTGAAGGAGGCCGACATGCTCGCGCTGCACGTCGAGCTGCGCGACCTGGTCCTCAACAGCGACCCCGCGCACGCGGTCGCCGCCGGCACGCATCCAGCCATCCCGGCGCACCGGCCCGAGCTGGCGCGGCATCTCTTCCTGCAGCGGTTCCACCAGATTGTGAATACCCGTTCGGAGCGCGGCTGATGTGGCTCAAGGTCGACGACCGGTTCATTCGGCACCCGAAGGTCAGGGCCGCGGCGTCGACGTTGGGCGGTCGACGTGCCCTCGGGCGCGTGGTTGCCCTGTGGCTTGAGGTGGCGTTGTATTCCGCCGATCAACTCACCGACGGGTTCTTTCCTGATTTCGAGATCGATCACAGCAGGGTCGAGCCGAAGCCCCGCGAGGTGATCGCCGCCCTCGTCTCGGCCGGCCTGGCCCACCAGGAGGCTGATGGCATCCGGCTCCACGACTTCACGCAGTGGAACCCCGCCGCGGCGGACATCAAAGCCAAGCGCGAGTGGGACGTCCGACGGAAGCAGCTCTACAGCATCCCTGGCCTCATTGAGGCCATCCGGGAGCGAGACGGGAATCAGTGTCGGTACTGCGGGCGCGTGGTGAATTGGAAAGACCGTCGCAGCGAGCAGGGCGGCACCTACGACCATGTTCAGCCGCGCGGCGCGAACAGCTTTGAGAACGTGGTCGTGTGTTGCCTGCGTTGCAACAATCGGAAAGGGAGCCGGACGCCCATTGAGGCGGGGATGCCCCTCCTTCCGGCTGTGAAGAAAGACGTGATTGGAACTAGTTCCGACCACGTCGGTAGCCAGTTTCTATCTAGTCTCGACCTGCAGTATCCCGACCCGACCCGGCCCGTCCCCATGAAGAACGTAGAGCCAGAAGAGCCGCGCGGCGCGCGCCGCGCCCGTGTCGCGCAGATGAGCCTCGGGCAAGGGCGCACGCACCTGCTCGCCGCCGTGCACGCGCTCATCGAGAGCGGGCCGCCGTATGTCGACCTCGACGGGCGGCCGGTGGACTCGGAACTGCTCACCGAGCTGAAGACCATCGCCGCGCGGGATCTCGGCATCGAGTGGGAGCACGCCCGGGAGCTCGGGACGATTGTCGACAGCGTCGTCGGCGCGCGTGCGCGGAGGGCGGGATGACCTGGACCGTCCTGGTCATGGAGACGGTCTGTGGCCGCTGCCTGCAGCCCGTGCCCGCGGGTGCGCCGGTGGCGTTGATGACCACCCACCAGCTGCAGCGGTGTGCCAGCTGCGCTGAGCTCGCGGGGTTTCCATTGAACGCCGCGGAGATCGACCTCGAACAGTTTCGGCTCGAGCAGGAACGCCTGCGTCGCGAGACGCCGGCGCCGCCGCCGGTCGCGAGTAAGCGCGTCTACGTCACGCCGCCGCGGCCCGTCGTCGCGTTCTCGAAACTCGGCGACGTGGCCACGCGATTCGATCCGCGCGCGGCCGCGGCCGGCGACCGAGGCGACCGGTGATGGCGCCGATCCTCTGCGCCCACGCCTCGTTCAACCGTTTCTGTCGCGCGTGTCGCCACGTCGCGCGCGCGGCCCGAGACGGCCGGCAACACGCGAGAGCCCGAGCGCTGCGGGCGGAGGCCCGCGAAATGCGCGCGGCAGTCAGGTCTGCGGCCGCGGTCGCCGAAACGGCCCAAATCGAACGGCAGTTCGCGCGACTGGAGTCTGAGCGTCGGCGCGGCCGATGGTGCCCAGCCGCGGCCGATCGCAACGACTAACCGACTAACCCGTGTTCTCAGGAGTGCCCATGTCCAGAACTGCTACTGCCCCGAAAGACCCGCCGGCGAAATCCGAGCCATCCGATGCCCCGGCGCCGACGCCGGCCGATTTCGCTCATGTCGCCCTGGCCGCGGTTCAGCCGGGTCCGTGGAATCCGCGCAAGCACCGCGATGATGCGCGTCAGCAGGAACTCAACGCGAGCGTGGCGCAGCACGGCGTCCTCATGCCGATCCTAGTCAAGCCGACGGCGAACGGTCATGGCTATCTCGTGGTCGCCGGCGAGCGGCGCTACACCGCTGCGGTGACCGCGGGCCTCGCTGCAATTCCAGTCGTCATTCGCGCCGGTCTGAGCGATGCGCAGTGCCAGGAGATCGCCTGCATCGAAAACCTGAACCGGCACGACCTCCATCCGCTCGACGAGGCCGAGGCCTTCGCTCGCCTGCGGACGGTCGACAAGGTGTACACGCCGGAGGCGCTGGCGGCCAAGTTCGGCAAGCCCGTGTCCTACGTGAAGCGCCGGCTGAGCCTGTTGACGTTGCCGCCGATCGTGGGTGAGGCCTTCCTCGAGGACGTCATCACCGCCGCGCACGCGGAGAAGTTGGCGAAGCTGAAGGGCGACGTCCAGTCGATGGCCTTTGAGCGCGGCTGTTTTCTCGATCTGCACCGGCACGAGATTCCCAAGTGGCTGAAGGCGAAGAACTGGGCTGCGCTGCGCGAGGATGTCGCGTCGCCGGCCGGCCTGCAGAACTGGATCTATGACCACGTGCGAGCTGACCTGGCAGATCCGGATCTGCAGGCACGACTGCCCGAGCTCGCGGACGCTCCAGCGCTGGCGAAAGCCGGCACCCCGATCGTTGAGATCTCGCGGGAGTGGTATCTCCAGCCGGCGGAGAAAAAGGCGCTCGGTGGCATCCTCAGCCGACAGGAATACACCGAGGGGAAGCCGTCCGCGTGCAAGTCGATGGAACGCGTCCTGGTCGTGCACGGTGGCCCGACCGAGTTCACGCACATCTGCCGCGACAGCAAGTGCCCCACGCATCATCCAACCTACGACGACGTGTCGGACGAATCCACGCCGGCGAAGAACCGCAAGCCATCGAAATGGGAGCTCGCCCAGAAGCGCCAGCAGGCGCAGCAGCGCCAGTATTCGCTGCTGAAGGGGCCGGCGATGCGCGCCCTCGTGCCGGCGCTGCTGAAGGCCAGCCTGACGCCCGCGATCGTGCGCGACATGCTGAAGCCGCACGAGCTCAAGGATATTTCGCAGCGGTTCGGGTTGACCCTGAGTGAGAAGACCTGCACCGCGATCGTGCTGGCGAGTCACGTGGCGCACGAAGCGTGGAACCGCACCAGCTTTGCCAAGACCTCGAAGCTGCTCGGGTTCGACCTGACGAAGTTCGCGCGCCAGCACGAGAAGGCCAAGGCGGCCGCGAAGGCCAAGTCCAGCCGAAAGACGACGGCGACGAAACCGGCCACCTCGAAGAAGACCAAGAAAGGCAAACGCGGCTGATGGACGGCAGCGAGCTGCGGTTGCGTGGGCTGAAGCGCTGTCTGGCGCTGCTGCGTGTCCTGGCCGATGGCCAGGTGCACGAGCGGCGCCGGCTGGCGCGCCGGCTGAAGGTGTCGCAGCGCACGGTGCGCCGTGACGTCTATGCGCTCATCGAGGCCGGCGTGCCGGTCGAACACGACATCTGTGGCTCCAGCGATGCGCCGACCGTTGCCGCCTATCGCATGGCGCCCGAGCAGTTGACGTCGTGGTTCCGAGGAGGGCTGGCGTCATGACGCGCGCCTTCATCGCGTGGCAAGGCCCGTCGCCGGTGACTGGCGACGCGATGGTCCTGATCCTGACGGGCCTGTCTTCGAACGCGAAGACAGGCCCGATGTATCAGGCCTGGCTGCTGCTGCGCGACATGACGCCGTTCGATGGGCTCAAGACGGGCGCCGACCGCGCGTTGTGCGGCGATTGTGTCCATCGATCGGGCGAGACCCGCACCTGCTACGTCTCGATGTTCAACGGGCCGATCGGTATCTATCGCAAGTTCCTGCTCGGGTTCTATCCCAAGCTCGAGCCGGCTGCCGGCGCGGCCGCGCTCAAAGACCAGGCCGTTCGCATCACGGCCTACGGCGACCCGGCGTTCGTCCCCTTCGAGATCTGGGAGCAGCTGCTCGCCCAAGCCTCGGGCTGGGTCGGCTACACGCACCAGTGGGAGACCTGCGACCAGCGCTTCCGATCCCTGCTGATGGCCAGCTGCGAAACAGAACGCGAAGTGGATCGCGCGCATGCCGCCGGCTGGCGCACATTCCGCGCGCGTCCGTCGACGGCTCCGCTCCGGGCGGATGAGTTCGCCTGCCCGGCCAGCGACGAGGGTGGCCACCGCGCCACGTGCCTGGACTGTCAGCTCTGTCGCGGCACCTCGAGCCCGGCGAAGTCCGTGTCGATCCTGCTGCATGGAAAGGCCGCGGCGAACAAGAACCTGCGCGGCCGCTACGACGGGCTGCGGCGCGACATCCTCGACCGCGGCTACGGCGAGATGGCGCTGTCCGAATCCGAGCGCTCACGCGCGTTCCTGGCTCTGCGTCAGTATTACCGCCGGCGCGACCAGCCGGTCATTGTGCGCAGCAAGCGGATCGACGCCGGGCAATATCGCTTCTGGCTCGAGGCGCAATCATGAGTCGCCAGAACCCATTCGCGGCCATCCTCGCCGGTGCCGGCCTCGAGCCTCGCCGCGGCCGCACGGTCGTCGGCCGGACACGGATCCGCCCGTCGCTCGCCCCCGCGTCGCCGCGCCCGAAGTGCACGACGCCCTGTCTCTATGAGCGCGGCCGCTGCAAGTTCTGCGGCCGGCCCGCCTACGGGAGACGGAAGGCCCGCGCGCGCGGCCAGGCGCCCCGGCCACGCGCCTGCGCGTCGGAGAAGGTCGTCCAGCGCGACTGCATCGCCCTATACGTCGCCATCGGCTGCCATTACAGCGCAAAGGACGAAACGGATATCTACGTGCTCGGCACGCGCCGGCGCCGCGGCGACCACCAGGGGACGATGCAGACGCCCGGCATTTGCGACCTCTGGGTCTTCCTGCCGGCCTGCGCGCCGCTCGCGAAGCCCGGCGCCGTCACGCCGACGTGCGTCTGGCACGAAGTGAAGGCCGAGGACGGCGTGCCCTCAGAGGCGCAGCTCCGGTTTCAGCAGAAGTGTTTCAACCGCGGGATCGCGCACGTCATGGGCGGCGTCGACGCGCTGACGGCGTTTCTGATTCAACACGGGTTTCTCGTAGGAGATCGACGATGAGCATTTACGACAGGCGGACGCCTCGCCAGCGGCTCGTGTATCACGTGCAAGAACTCGAGCTGCTCGAGGACAAGAAGCAGGACGCTGCCGATGCGCTGAAAGCCCGCTTTGACCATGCTCAGGCTGACGGCTACGACACCGGGACGCTGAAGGTCGTGCTGAAGCTGCGGAAGATGACGCCGGAGCAGCGGCAGGAGCGACGCGCGCTCGAAGTGATCTACCTGGCCGCACTTGGAATGCTTGAAGGGGATCCGTTGACGGATGAGGCGCGCCGCCGGCTCGACAGTAAGGCCGCGACGCCAGCTTCTCGTCCGGGAGAGCCGCCGCAGGATTCGCCGGCGCCTGGCTCCGCGCCCGGAGACGAGGGCGCACCACACGCGCCGGATGCGGACCAGCCTTCGCTCCCGCAGCAGCCACCGCTCCTTCCACCCAAGGACCCCGAGGAGGCCAGAAAAGAGGGTGGCGCTGCTGCCGCCGCTGGCCAGCGTGTCTACGACAACCCGTATCGCGCCGGCGATCCGTGTCGCGCGGCGTGGGATGAGGGCTGGTGTGCGCAGCGGCAGTCGAACGGGATGGATACGCCGGCCGCGTTCCAGCGGCGTACTCCGACGCCGGACAAGGGTCACCAGGACGACAAGGCCGGTTCGAACGCGAGCCAGCAGCAGGGAGCCGCGTAAGTGCGTCCAACACCATTGTCATCGTTGGCTCGTCCACCGGTCAGTGAGGGCCAGGACGGTATCGATCGCGCCCTCGAGGCGGTCACGGAGTTCGCCGAGGTGCTCCGACCAGAGGACGTCGATGAACCGATTCTGGCGCCGACGGTTGCACATGCGATCCACGAATGGCTGGTCGAGATCAATAACGCGGCCGAGCTCTCCGCGGTCAAGATCGAGCCGCGGCGGCTTGCGCTCCTCTACGGCCCACCAGGAACGGGTAAGACCACGCTGGCGCACCACCTGGCCGCGCGGTTGGGCCTGCCACTAATTGCCGTCCAATCGGAGCGGATCGTTGGCATGTATCTAGGCCAGACCGGAAAGGCGATCGGGAGTCTGTTCGATATTTTAAAGCCGATCGAGCGGCATTGCCTGTTACTGCTCGACGAGTTCGACGCTATCAGCCAGAAGCGCATTGCGCCGTCGGGTGGCCGCGGCGCCGCGGCGTTGAATGATCAAAACCAGGCGCTGACGGTCCTACTCCGCAGGGTTGAGAGCTATCGCGGGATCGGCCTCGCGGCAACCAACACGAAGGACACGCTCGATCCAGCGATGTGGCGCCGGTTTGGTCTTCAGATATCCGTCGACCTGCCCGGCGCTGACGAACGGTTTGCCATCCTTCGCAAATACGCGCACCCGTTCGACTTGGATGATGACGCGATCGACATCCTCGTCGTGGCCTCGCGCGGCTGCAGCCCGAGTCTCCTGCGCCAGTTGATGGAGGGTATGAAGCGCACGCTCGTGCTGGCGCCGCGGCTGCACTTCGACGTCAGCCAGCCGGAGGTGGTGTTTGGGCACGTCATCGCTTCGATCGCGCCGCCGCCTGAGATGCAGCAGCCGCCACTCTGGTCAGACAGTGAGCGCGTGCTCGGCCAGATTAGAGGGATCAAATGGCCGCCGACACGTTGAGTCTCCAGGAGCAGGCGGCTGACTGGCTTGAACGTAGCCGCGAGTTACTCCAGGCGAACCTGCTCGGCATGTTGTGTGACCACGGAGTGCTCGAGGTCGCCGCGGCATTTCACCGCGCGTCGATTGAGTACACGGAGTGGCGCAAGGGCGGTGGTCATCCGCCGAAGACGCCCGTTATCGCGGCGATTGCGAAGGGAGAGCTGACATGAGGCAGGCAGGCAGGCAGGCAGGCAGGCAGGCAGGCAGGGGTGCCGGGCATGAAGCCCGACGAGATCGTACAGGCGCTCGAGGCTGCCGTGGCTGAGACGGCACAGCGGCTCGAGCACCAGCGAGCGGCGCTAACGGCGGTGCGCGCCGCGTTCGACCCGGCGCAGGTCGTACTGACGGTCGAGGCCTCGCCGGCCGAGGCGGAGCGGATCGTGCGCGCATATCAGCGCGCACCGAAATCGGCCAACCGTGGGCGGCTGACTGTGCGGCGCGCCGCGGCGTCGGCCGCACGTGCGCTGCGCACGGTGACTGGTCGGAAGAAGGCGCCGGCCGACGGATCGCTCACGGAGCGGATCGTGTCGACGCTCACGGCCTTCCAGGCGCCAATGAAGAAGTCCGCGATTGTTGACGCGGCGAAGGCGCGGGAGGCTGACGTCACCGCAGAACTGAAGCGGCTGAAGGCTGATGGCCAGGTGACCATCGTCGGCGCGAGTCGTGCGGCCCGCTGGTCGCTCCCGAAGTTCGCGAACGTGATCGTGGCTGACGATGTCGACTGAGGAAGGGGAAACATGGAGAACAAGAAGCTGTTCGTAGGTAATCTGCCGTTCAGTGCGACTGAAGAGGACCTGACCGACTTCGTCAAGGACGCCGGTCACGCGCCGGTGCGTGTGAGCATCCCACTCGATCGTGAGACGAGGAAGTCGCGCGGCTTCGGCTTCGTGGAGTTTGAGAGCGCGGACGACGCGCGCAAAGCCGAAGGCGACCTGAACGGTCAACGGTTCATGGATCGTCGGCTGAACGTCAACGTGGCGCGCGAGCGCGAGCAGTCAGAGCGTCCGTATCAGTACGGTCCGCGCGATCGATCGAGTCGGTGATGTCGGTACGCGCATCGACGTATCACGTTATGTCATTCTACGTAACGAGGGACCCTGTACTCTGCCACGCAAAGCGGGTGGGCGACGGCGCAGGTTTCGCACACCTCGTTGAGGGGTCCATAGGGGCAGCAACAAGTCAGGTCGCCAGGGGTCTGCGGTGAATCAGCCCGGCGAACGCGCAATTGGTGGACGGTACGGTGGAGCGTCACCGCCGGAAGGTACGGTGGCTCAGCAGGTTACCGCCGCCACCATCATCATCCCGACGTTCAACCACGCGGCGTTCTTGAAGGAGGCCGTGTATAGCGCGCTGGCCCAGACTTGCCGGTGCGAGGTCATTGTGGTCGACGACGGCTCGACCGACGGCACCGCCGAGATGTTGGCGTTGTTTGGCGACCGTATTCGAGTGGTGTCCATCACTCACGGCGGACCGAGCGCGGCGCGCAATGCTGGCCTCGCGGCAGCGTCCGGCGAGTTCGTGATGTTCCTGGATGCCGACGACGTGATCGACCCGACCAAGGTCGAGCGCCAGCTCGCCGCGTTCAGCGACGACGTCGGCTGGGTGCTGTGCGATGTCCAGATCGACGACGAGAGCCGCGGCCGGCGTCGCCTGGCGTCCGAGCAGTACCGGTACGGTGACCGCAACCTCGGCGGATGGATTCGAGACCAGTTGGCGGTCGCCAACTTCATTCCGATCATGGCGCCACTCATTCGGCGCGCGGTCCTGACCGACGACATTCGGTTCAGCGACCACCAGCCGGAAGACTGGCACTTCCTGTACCGCCTGGCTGCGCATGCCCGGGTGCGCTACATCCCTGATGTCTTGGCCACGTACCGCAAGCGGCGGGACGGCCGCCACCACGCCGGGCTGCCGGTCACCCTGCCGCCGGCGGCCGCCGGCCCTCTGCTGCTGAATCTCGGGTGCGGCACGCCGGGGTCGCCGTCCTGGCACCCGATGCCCGGGTTCGTGAACCTCGACCGCAGTCTCGGATGGGTCTTCGAAGACGGGCTGCCGCAGATCGCGACGGGGTCGGTGGCAGGCATCTCCATTTCGCACGCCCTGATGTACGTCCACGAGGCTGACTGGCCGGCGTTGTTCGCGGAGCTCGCGCGGGTCTTAGAACCCGCCGGCGTTGTGCGTATCACCGAGGACGACACCGTTCACCCGAAGAGTTCGCGGCGGGGTGGCTGGCGCGGGTCCGAGCCGGCCGTGACCATGACCAGTCCGGCGTTCGTCCGGTATTTCCTCGAGGAGGCCGACTTCGTGGCCTACGACCTGAACGCCAGGTCGAGCATGTTCCGGAGCGGCGTGCTGATTCAGGCCCAGCACGGCGCGCCGCCCGACGTGTTTTTCATTGAGGGATTGAGACGGTGACTCTCCTATTCGCTCCGCATTCTGACGACGAGACGCTCTTCGCGTTCTACACCGTGCTGCGCCATCGCCCAGGCGTCGTGATCTGTTTTCCCAGCGTGCGGGACTACGGCTCGACCGGGGAGCGTCTAGAGGAGAGCTGCGCCGCGATGCGGATGGCTGGCGTCGAGGACGTCGCCATGTGGTGCGTCGCTGACGCACTAGACCTCGAGCGTGAAATGCGGGATGTGGACGCCAGGCTGCAGCCGACCCGGGTGTGGGCGCCCGACCCGAACGCCTCCCATCCTGACCACGTGACGGTGGCCACGGTCGCGGCCGCCGTGTTTGGCGACCGGCTGGTTGCGTACCACACGTACGACGCGGCCGGAAAGGTGCGCCTCGGGCAGCGTGTGCCGGTCGATGCGGAGTGGCCCGAGCTGAAGCGCCTGGCGCTGTCGTGCTATCGGACGCAGCGCCAGCACCCGCGCGCGCGGATGTTCTTCGACGAAGACCAGTTCGAGCTCGATGAATACGTTGCGAGTGACGCCGGCGGCACGCAGCCCGCTGCGGCGCCGCCTGCGCAGTCTCGACGTCCAGCGCGGAATGCTCCGCGGCGCCGCCGTGGTCGAAAGTTTGTCGCATGACGAAGGGCTATCAGGTCAGCGTCGACGTCCTGGTGCACCGCGCCAACATGGCGGCGAACCGTCCGCCGGATCCCGTCATCGTGCTCACGGAAGTCCGTGCCGATGACGGCCAGGGCTGGCAAAAGAAGGTCCATCAGGTGCGCTTCGTCGGCCTTGCGTGGACCGAATACGGATGGGGGGTCGAGCGCGCGCACGCCCGCGGCACGCGGTTCGACGCCTCGATCTGGATCTACACCGAATCAGCGGTCGAGTACCGCGACGCCGCCGGCGAATGGCACCGCGCAGACGTCAGCTCGGAGGCGGCGTCATGTTGAGCGTGGTGTGTTGGAAGTGGGGCACGCGATTCGGTCCGCTTCACGTGAATGTGCTGCGCGCGGCGCTCGAGCGGCACCTCCATCTGGAGCATCGCCTGTTTTGCGTGACGGACGACGCAACGGGACTCCACCGCGACATTGTGCCGGTGGCGTTGCCCGCGCCGCTGGTGGACGGCGATCTTCGGTGTCGTCGCCGGATGTTCCAATACAGCCGGGAGTGGGCAGCCCAGTTCGGTCGGCGCATGCTGGCGATCGACCTCGACGTCGTGCTCGTCGACGACATCACGCCGATCGTCGACCGACCAGAACCGATTGTCGGGTGGCGCGTCGGCCATGCCGGCGTCTTCAGCGGCAGCTTTGTTCTATGTGACGTCGGTGCGCTGGACGGTGCGTGGCGCCGATATCAGGCTGACCCAAAGGGATTCCCCTTCATCGCTTGGCCAACCGGTGTGGGTTCTGACCAGGCGATGCTCAACTACTGGCTGCGTTCGCAGCCGACGATTCCCTTCTGGACTGAGGACGATGGATTCGTCACGTATTACGGCGCGGGCTACGCGCGGTTCGAGGGGTTTGGCGTCGGCCCATCTCGGCGCGAGCTGGGCGCCGGCGCCCGCATCGTCGTGCTGGGCAGTGCGGACCTCGAGGTCTTGAACGATCACCGCTATCCATGGGTCCGCGACCACTGGATGCCTTTGGCTGCTGCGGTGGCCGCCGTGGAGTTTCAGTCGTGATCGTCGCCATGACGCCGTTCTCGTCCGACCGCAATCTGGGCGCTGCATACAACCAGGCGATGTCGCTCGTCCCGGAAGACGGCTGGGCCTGTTTCCTCGACCACGACATGATGCTGACGACGCGCGAGTGGTACCGGCAGCTCGAGGAAGCGGTCACGGCGTTCCCGGACACCGGCGCATTTGTGGCGGTCACGAACCGCATCGCAGCATCCTGGCAGCGCGCGCAGGAGGCCGACCTCGATAACCACGACATCGCCTATCACCGGAAGATCGGCCGGGCCCGCCTCGCTCAGCGGACGTTGCTCGACATCACGATGACGCAGGGGTTCGGCGGCGTGCTGTTTTGTCTCTCGAAGTCAGCCTGGCGCGAAGCCGGCGGGTTCGTTGACGGGCTGTTCTGTGTCGACCACCAGATGCACTTCGCGCTGCGCCGCGCCGGCCGGCGGGTCTATCTGCTCGAGAGTCTGTACGTCTACCACTGGCGGCGCGCCTTCGGTGACGAGCTGCCACAGGACACGCCGCGGGCGGCGAACTGTCCGTGTCGAGGGCCTGAGAAGAATCCGTCGATCCGGATCCAGCTGCCCTCGCCATGACGGACCAGCCGCCGGACAACGGCGCGGCGAAACCAGCTGCCGGCGAGAAGCCGGAGAAGTCGAAGAAGACCGCGCTGGCCTTTCCATTCGTCGATCGGGCGCAGCTCGCGAAGCTGATGGGCGTGCACCCGGACACGGTTACGGACTTCACGACGAAGGGCATGCCGGTAGTGACGACGGGTGGCCACGGGCGCCGGAGCACGTATGACGCCATCGCCTGCATGGACTGGTGGCGGAAGGGCCAGGGGAAGAATGCGAAGGAGGCTGCGCAGACGCGCGCGTACGAGGCCTCCGCGAAGCTCAACGAGCTGAAGCTGCAGCGCGAGCGCGGAGAGGTGGTCTCGCGCGCCGTCGTGGTTCGCGAAGGGCAGGCCTACATAAAGGGCTGGGTGACTCAGGTGATGGCACTGCCGCGGCGCGCGGTGCAGGCCGGCATCGTGTCGCGAGAGTTCGAACCGCCAATGACGGCGCTGTGTCGGGACATCTGCGACGAGATCAACCGATGGAAGGCCGTGAAGGACGCGGGTGCGGCGAGTAAGCAAAACGAGGACGCCGGATGAAATACCTGACGACTGACGCCTTCGTTAGCAGCGATGGGTTGTACCGCTACTGGTTGGCCAGGCGCCTGTCGATGGGTGAGCGGTCGGTTGCGTTTGTGGGTCTCAACCCGTCGACGGCGGATGCGGCGAAGGATGACCCGACGATTCGGAAGTGTGTTGGCTTCGCGCGGCGATGGGGCTTTGACTGGCTTTACATGCTGAATCTGTATGCGTGGCGAAGCAAGGATCCGAAGCGAATCGCGCAGATGTGCCGGAGCGGCCTGGAGTCGCAGGCTGTTGGTCCTGACAACGGCTTGTATCTTGTCGACATTTTGAACCGCTGCGACCTAGTGGTCGCGGCGTGGGGCGCGCAGAAACTCTCGCTGGTCGCGAAGACGAGAGCAGATCTCATCCTGGCGGCGCCGCGGACGATGGCACTGCGACTACTGAAAGACGGCCAGCCCCAGCACCCGCTGTACGTTCCGTATTCCGTTGAACTGGTGAAGCCTGAATGAGCACGAGTCTGATTGCCGCCTGGTCGGAGGCGGCCGCTCCGCCGGCGAACCTGACCGTCAGTGAGTGGGCGGACCTGCACCGCCGGCTGCCGGAAACCAGTGCGGCCAGGGGCGCGCGTTGGCGGACGGCGACGACGCCGTACCTGCGTGGCATCATGGACTCCGTTCACGAGCCGACCGTCCGGCGCATCGCGCTCATCAAGAGCGCGCAGGTCGGCGGGTCGGAATGCCTGCACAACATCCTCGGCTACTTCATTCAGCACGACCCGTGTCCGATGCTGATGGTCCACCCGTCGAAGGAAGTCGCGCAGGAGTGGTCGAAGGAGCGCCTCGAGGACATGGTGCGTTCTACGCCGGCGCTCGACTCGATCGTCAGTGAAAGCAAAACCCGCCGCGGCGGCCGCCAGGCGGAGAGCACGCTGACCCTGAAGTTATTCCCAAACGGGTATCTCGCCCTGGGTGGGGCGAATACGCCCAACACCTTCGCACGCCGCACAGTCCGCATCGCGATGGGGGACGACGTTGATCGTTTTCCGGCGGTCGTCGGCGATGAAGGCGACCCGGCCGAGCTGCTCGAGAACCGGACGCGCACGTTCTACGACGGGCTGACGATCTTCGTCTCGACGCCCACGCTCGTCGACGGCCGGATCGACACGATGTACAAGCGCAGCGATCAGCGCCGGTACTTCGTGGCGTGCCCGAGCTGCGGCCGCCAGGACTGGATCACCTGGAAAGACCCGAAGCACTTCCGCGTGGTGTTCGACGAGAAGGCCGCGTCCTCGGCTCGGATCGAATGCCCAGATGCGGAGCACGGCGGATGCGGCGCGCACTTGACCGAGCCGATGCGGCGCGCCATGGTCGCTGGCGGCGTCTGGCGGCCGACGGTGCCGGCGAAGGAAGCCGGACTGATCGGGTTTCACCTGCCGGCGATGGTGTCCACCCTCGGCGCCGTCACGCTTCCAGACTTGGTGGAGCGGTGGCTCGCCGGCCGCGAGCGCGGCACCGAGAGCCTGCGCGTGTTCATCAACACCTATCTGGCGGAAGGCTGGGAGAACCGAGGGTCGCGCATGAATCCGCAGAGCCTGGTCACGCGACGCGAGGAGTACGGCGGCGAGAACGTGGAGGTGCCGGCCTCGGCCGTCGCGCTGACCGCCGGCGTAGACGTGCAGGAGGACCGCTTCGAGCTGCAAGTTGTGGCGTGGGGCCAAGCCATGGAGCGCTGGGTCGTCGACGTCCGATCGATTCCTGGGAATCCGAAGCACGCCGAGACGCGGGCCGCGTTGCTCGAGGCGCTCGGCCGGAAGTACACCCACGCGTGCGGCGCGCAGCTGCCGATTCACGCCACCTGCATCGACTCCGGGTATGCGACCGACGAGGTCTATGACTTCGTGCTGGCCTATCAGAGCCGGCGGATCTTCGCGACAAAGGGCATTGCCGGCCGCAGCGGTGAGCCGATCGTCGGCAAACCGTCGGAGAAGCGCTCAGGCCGGTCGGCCCGGCCGGTGCGGCTGTATCCCATCAACGTCGACGACGCGAAGAGCGACGTGATGGCGGCGCTTGCGCTCGCGGCGCCCGGGCCCGGCTACATCCACTTTCCGCTGCACCTCGACACTGTCGACGAGGAGTACTTCGCCCAGCTCTGCGCGGAACATCCCGAGACGCGGTACAGCCGCGCGGGTGTGGCCACGCACGTGGTGTGGGTGCAGGACCGTGATCGAAACGAGGCGCTCGATACCTCCGTGCTCGCCCTGGCCGCGCTGCGGCTGTTCAATCCGAACATTCGGCAGATGCTCGACGCGCTGAGGGCGGCGATGCCGCAGCCGCCGCCACCGGACGGCGCGCCGCCGGCGACGCCGCTGCCAGCTCCGGCGTGGGCTCCGCGGCCGCGCGTCGGGCGCAGTGGCTATCTCGACCGGTGAACGTCGATGGTGTACTTACCGGTGACGTGCCCAAATCAGGCATGCCGCTCCACTCGGAACGTCGTCACCAAGACCGACGTCAACCGGAAGACGCTCACGATTGCACGTCACCGATGGTGTCAGGCTTGCAATCACGAGTGGGTGAACGTCTGCGATCTACCGCTCGAGCGCTTCCTTCGACACAAGCCGTCGCTCCGCCGAAAAAAACTGGCAGTATGACCCCTCGACGGTCGGCCGACCGGTCGAGATCATGCGACGCTGGTCGACGTGATTCCGCGGCTCGTGTCGTGCTACTTCGGCGACGACCGCGATGGTCAGTGGAACCGGCTCGCGCGCGTTCTCGCGCACTCCGCCGAGACGCACTGCTCGACGTGGGACCGGCAGATCTCCGCGCTGCCGACGCCAACTCGCCCCTCGAGTCCGCGCGTTGACGACGCCAGTCTGGCCAACACCGTAAAGCTGCGGCACTGGGTCGACGCCGTGCGCGCCGCCGGCGACGGCCAGCTGCTCGCGCTCGTCGACTCGGACACCGTCATCCTCCGTCCCTTGGATGACGTGTGGGCGCTCGATTTCGATCTTGCCTACACCGTGCGCCGATCGGCGATCTATCCGTTCAACGCCGGCGTGGTGTTCCTGCGCGTGACCGCCCGCACGCGCGGGTTCGTCGAGGCCTGGCTGGCCATGAACGAGCTGATGCTCGTTGACCGCGTGTATCACCAGGCTTGGCGCTCGAGATTTGGTGGCATCAACCAGGCCGCGCTCGGCGCCGTGTTCGAGACGCCGATCGGCGAGTCCCTTCGGCTCCTGCAGCTGCCATGTCTCGAGTGGAACTGCGAAGACACGAGCTGGTCGGATTTCGACGCCGCGGTCACGCGGATCGTGCACGTCAAGACCTCGCTGCGCCGGATGGTGTTCTGCGTGGAGCCGACCTGGCACCATCGCGAGCTGGTGCGGATCTGGCGGAACCTTGAGGCCGAGGCGCTCGCTCGGGCGGTGGCCTGATGGCGCGGCCGCGGAAGAACGTGCCCATGAGCAGCGTCACGATTCGGCTGCCCGCGTCTGTCCACGACGCATACGCGATCTATGCGCTTCGAACGGGGACGACGATCCATGCGCTCATGCTCGAGGCCCTGACCAAAGCTCAGCCGAGCAGGTCTAGACCCGCCGTCGGCGGTGCTGAAACCGCCACACCGGGGCATGACGCGGCGCGTCTTCGCGACCCGTTTCTGTAACCAGAAAACCCCGGCCGTCAGAGATCGGTACGACACTGTCTTCCGCGTGCCGTACACCGCGACCGAACTTCAGGCAAAGATCACTGCACTCGAGGCAGCATTCGAACGCCACGAGCGGTCGGTGCAGTTTGCCGATCGTGTCGTGACCTATCGATCTTTCGAAGAAATCCGCGATCAGATTGCCTACTTCCAGACGCAGCTGAACGCGTTGCAGTCCCGGCCGAAGCAGGCCTTCGGCGTCACGAGCAAGGGTTTCGGCCTGTGAAAGCCGCACCGCGCACCACGCGCACGACTCGTCGCGCCAGCGGCGGCACAGCCCCGAAGGTTCGCAATTCCGCGTTCGAAGCTGGTGCGGTCCAGACGCGTCGCACCTTCGGCTGGCGGGCGCCGACGACCAGTCCGAACGGCGTGCTCAGCTCGCTTGGCACGCTCCGCGATCGATCGCGCGCGGCCGTGCGCAACAACGGCTACGGCAAAGAGGCGATTGACAAGCTCGTCAGCAACATCGTCGGGACCGGGATCAAGCCGCTGTCGAAGGCTGACGACGCGGCGTTCGCGCGCCAGGTGACGGACCTGTGGGTCAAGTGGACGGACGAGAGCGACGCGGATGGCCTGCTCGACTTCTACGGCCAGCAGGCGCAGATCGTGCGGACCTGGAAGGAAGCTGGCGAAGTTTTCGTCCGGATTCGCCCGAGGCTGACCTCCGACGGGCTGTCCGTGCCGATGCAGATTCAGGTGATCGAGCCGGAACTCTGCCCGTACTCGCATTCCCTCGTCGTGCCGACCAGCGGCAACAAGGTCAAGGCCGGCATCGAGTTCAACGCCATCGGGCAGCGCGTGGCGTATTGGTTCTTCCAATCGCGGCCGGGCGACGTTGATGATGCGGACTTCTCACAGCTCCGCCGCATTCCTGCGGACAGTGTCATCCACGTGTACGACCCGTTGCGCGCGGGCCAGCTCCGCGGCGTGCCGCACTTGACGTCGGTCCTGATTCGGCTGAATGAGATCGACCGCATGGACGACGCCGTGCTGCTCCGGCAGCAGCTGGCCAACCTGTTCGTCGCGTTCGTGAAGAGGCCGACGACCCTGGGAGAGACCGAGGCCATCCATCCTTTGACGGGGCAACCACTGAGCTCAGTGGGAGACCGTCCCATGCTGACGCTGGAGCCCGGTCTCTTCCAGGAGCTCGCGCCAGGCGAGGAGCTCGAGTTCTCCGAGCCGCCGGCCGCGCCCGATAGCTACCCGGCGTTCATGCGCCAGCAGCTGCAGGCGGTCGCTGCCGGCGCCGGCGTGCCGTACGAAGTGCTCACGGGTGATATGTCGAACGTGAACGACCGGGTCGTGCGCGTGCTGCTGCACGAGTTCCGCCGCCGCATTCAGACCTGGCAGCACCACATCATCGCGTTTCAGTTTTGTCGGCGTGTCTACCAGGCGTGGATGGACCGCGTGTTCCTGTCCGGCGCCATTCCGATTCCCGTGGCCTACGTCGAAAACCCGGAACCGTGGGCGCGCGTGAAGTGGATGCCGCAAGGCTGGCCGTACCTGCACCCGGTGCAGGACGTCGAAGCCGACCAGGCGGCGATCCGCGCCGGCTTCACGTCGCGTAGCTCGGTCGTGAGCGAGCGCGGCGAGGACGCCCAGTCGATTGATACCGAACAGGCGTCGGACAACAAGCGCGCGGACGACCTGCATCTCAAATACGACTCGGACGGCCGGCAGCCGAAGAACGCCGCGGCCAAGCCGGTGACCGATCCGGTCACTGAACCCACTGGAGCACCCGCATGAAGTGGTTCCGCATGGAAGTCGCATCGTCGGATCCGTCGGTCGCGGAGATCCACATCGTCGACATCATCGGCGATTGGGTCGACGACATGATCAACCAGTTCTGGGGCGTCGACATAACGCTCACCGCGAAGGCCTTCATCAAGCAGCTCGCCGAGCTGCCGGCGTCGGTCAAGACGATTCGCGTCCACATCAACAGCCCGGGCGGGGATTGCTTCGCCGCGCTCACGATCGCGAACGCGCTGCGCGACCAGCAGCTCTCCAAGGGCCGAACGGTCGAGACGTTCGTCGACGGCCTCGCCGCCAGCGCCGCGTCGATCATCATGATGGCCGGCAGCACGGTCACGGTGGCCGACAACGCCCTCGTGATGATCCACAACCCCTGGACGATCGCGATGGGCGCCGCCAAGGACATGCGGAAGGCGGCGGACGACCTCGACAAAGTTCGGACGGCCATCGTGGCGACCTACAAGTGGCACTCAGAGCTGAGCGACGAAGAAATCATCGCGCTGCTCGATGCCGAGACCTGGATGGACGCGGACGAGGCGGTCGCAAACGGCTTTGCCACGGCGAAGACCGAAGGTCTGAAGGCGGCCGCCCTGATTGACCGGCGCGCCACGAAGACGCTCGCGGTGCCGGAGAAATACCGCGCGCGCGTGGACGGCTGGCTCAAGCCTGAAGCGTCCAAGCCGCAGCCGGCACCGGCCGTTGAGGTCCTGAAGGCCTGCACCGCGGCTGGCTGCCTCGAGATTGCGCAGGGCCTCGTGGAATCCGGCGCCACGCTCGAGACCGTCCAAGCCAAGGTCGCGGAGACCAAAGCCGCCAAGGTGGCGACCGCACAGCGCGCTGACGCAATCACCGCGGTGTGCGCCGAGGCGAAGCAGCCCGAGCTCGCGGCCGGCTACATCGCCGGCGGCATGACGGTCGAGGCGGTCAAGGGACACCTGACCACTATCACCGCGAAGCTGGACAAGGTCGAAATCGACACCGGCCTCCGTCCTGAAAGCAATACGAAGTCCAAACCCCGGATCGACCCGGCCGCGGTCTACGCGGCCATGAACAAAGGAGCCAGCGCATGACGACGCCTCTCACGGAAGGCCAGTACCCCAGCGAGTTCATCCTGTCGGAGGCGCCCGGGCGCCTGAGCCACGACACCGTGACGGTGACCGTGGCGGCCGCGACCACGCTCCGGCCGGGCATGGTTCTCGGCAAGCTCACGGCCACGGGCAAGTACGTGCCGTACGACAACGCGGGATCGGACGGCAGCGAAACGGCCGCCGGCATCCTGTACGGCGAACTGGTCAACGCGGCCGTCTCGCCGGCGGACAAGACCGGTGTCGTGGTGAACCTGAACGCTGAGGTCCGCAAGGCGGATCTGCAGTGGGCGTCCGGCCTCGTCGACGCGGACAAGACGGCCGCGTACGTCGACCTGCGGACGTTGGGCATCAAGGCGCGCGACTAGTTCGCGCGCCTCGACTTTCGAGAGCGATCGACCCCGAACCTTTTTCAAGGAGACGCGACCATGATCGATGTGTTTCGCGGCGATGCCTTCAGCCTCGTATCGCTGACGGACGCCATTCTGAATGCGCCCTTCAAGCCGGGGCGGATTGGCCAGTTGGGCCTGTTCCGCAGCGGCGGCATCGTCAACACCACGGCCGTTGTCGAGTTGAAGGATGGTCGGCTCGAGCTGATTCCGATCAGTCCGCGGGGTGGTCCAGCCACGACCATTGGCCAGCAGAAGCGCATCGCGCGCAGCTTCCTGGTGCCGCACCTCGAGAAGGAGTCGGTCATCAAAGCCGACGAGGTCCAGGGCGTGCGGGCGTTCGGATCCGAGGACGCGAGCGCGACTGTACAGGCAATCGTGAACGAACGCCTGGCGGACCTGCGCGCGATGCACGAGGTGACGCTCGAGCACCTCCGGATCGGCGCCATCAAGGGTCAGATCCTGGACGCCGACGGTTCGACGGTCATCTATGACCTGTTCACCGAGTTCGGCGTGTCGCAGCAGGTGTACTCGATCGCGCTACTGGACTCGAGCGCCGACATCCGGAACGAAGCGGTGGCCATCCAGCGGCTCGTGGAGACGGAGCTCGGCAACGAGTCGGTGTCGGGGTACCGGGCCTTCTGCGGTGCCGATTTCTTCGACCAGCTCGTGGCGCATGCCGAGGTCAAACGGTCGTTCACGGTCTCCGAGGGGCAGGTGCTCCGCCAGGACCTCCGTAAGGGGTTCGACTTCGGCGGCATCACCTGGGAGGAATACCGCGGTCGGGTCAGCGGCGTGGACTTCGTCGACAGCGACGAGGCATACGTCGTTCCTGAAGGCACCGGCCTGTTCAAGACGTACTTCGCGCCGGCGGACTTCATCGAGACCGTGAACACGGTCGGTCTGCCGATTTACGCGAAGCTCGTCGAGGACAAGGAGCTCAACCGCTCGGTCAAGGTGCACACGCAGAGCAACCCGCTCGCGCTCTGCCTGCGGCCGCGCGCGGTCGTGAAGCTCACGATCGGCAGCTAGTCGAGGGACGGGCGGACACGGCATGGATGCGCGTCCGCCCGTCGCGTCGTTCTTTGACGCGTTCGGGGTGCCGGCCACAGTCACACCCCCGGATCAAGCGGCCGTCGAGACCACGGTCGTCTGGATCTCGCCCTTCCAGGATGTCGAGCCGCCTGGTGGGCAGTTCGGAAAAAGGGAGCCACGGCGGATTCTGGCGCTGCGGCTCGATGAGGTCGAAGCAGTGCCGAGGGGTACCAAAGTGGTGGCCCCGATGGTGGCCGGACGGACGGCAGAGGTGTGGATCGTCGACGGACCTGTGCAGGTTGAGGACGACCACTATCGCGTGTTTGTGGTGAGGGGATGAGCACAACGACGCCAAAGCGACAGCTCGTCCTGGAGGCCATCAAGGCTCGCCTTGAGCGCATCACAATTCCAAACGGATTCCGGACCAACCTCGGCGACTTCGTGCACTTGGAGGAGGTTGTCGAACTTGGGCCGGATGACCCCGGTGGTGTCCTCGCGATTCTCGTCGGCGATGAGGTAGTGAGCAACCGGCAGATGGAGAAGTTGCAGCTCGATCTGCCGGTCGAGATTCACGTGCTGGTCCCCGCGGCGCCTGACTGTTCGTGGTTCAACGTCGAAGCGGGGATCGCCGACGTGAAGCAAGCGATCGAGCTCGAGGATCGGTACCTCGGCAACCTGGCGTACGAACGGATGCGGCGCGGCGCGGTGCGGACGCGCGAGCGGGAAGCGGGCAGTTCAGTGATCGGCGCGGTGGTGCCGTATCTCGTGCCCATCACGGAAGTCTGGGGAGCACCGGAGTCGTAATGGCTGGAACCGTCTGCCGATTGCACAGCGAAGTCGCGGAGGCCGCGTTCCGGCACCTCGGCGCCGACGCGCCTGTGGCCGCCAGCCGGGCGATCAACAGGGCTTTGCGGAGTGCCAAGGTCGTTGTGGGGCGGCTGACGGCGAAGGACGTCGGGCTGACGGTTGGCGACGTGCGAAAGGTGTTGTACGAGCGCGAAGCCCTGCCGGCTCGATTGACGGCCAAGCTCTCGGCTGGAGCCAAACGCCTGCCGCTCATCAAGTTTGCCGCCCGAGGACCGTACCCCAGCCGTGGCCGCGGAGTCGTCACGGCGATGTCGAGCGGCGGCCGCAAGCGTTACCCGCATGCCTTCATCGCGCAGATGCCGAGCGGTCACCGCGGCGTCTTCCGGCGTGACCCGAACCGGCGGATGCGCCGGCAGCCGCGGCGCCAGGCCATCGTCGAGCTCCACGGCCCGTCGATCGCGCACGTGGCCGTGAAGTACGCCTCCGCCGGAGTCACGCGCGGCGAGATGCAGCTCGCAAAAACCATGTCGTCGGAACTCAAGTTCGCCATCCGATCGAGCTTCGGTCGGTCTGGCTCATAAGGAGAAGCGCATATGCCCCCACCGTACGAAGTTCATGCCGCGCCCCTGACCCTCTATTACGCCGCGGTCGGCGCGACGTTCCCGGCGCTGCTCACCACGCCGCCCATCGCCTGGACGAAGCTTGGCCAGAACGGCGACCTGAACTACATGGATGACGGGATCAAGATCACGCATCCGATGACCACGAAGCCCTTCCGCGGCCTCGGGGATCCCGGGACGCTCAAGGAGTTCATCGACACCGAGGACCTGATGATCGAGGTCACGGTGGCCGACTGGCGCCTCGAGGTCCACGCGCAGGCGCTCAACCAGAACACGGTGAGCACGGTCGCGCCAGGTGTCGGGTCGGCCGGCTACAAGAAGATGGGCCTGTCGCGCGGCATCATCCTCAGCGAGTTCGCGCTCCTGGTTCGTGGCACGCGGGCCTCGGCGTACGGCGACGACTATGTCGCGCAGTACGAGATTCCCCGCGTCGTCCAGATCGGTGAGCCGAACCCCGTCGCGCGCCGGAGCGATCCGTTCGGCCTGCTGTTCAAGTTCAAGGCCCTCGTGGATCCGAACGCCGCCAGCGTCGACGAGCGGTTCGGTCGGCTGCTGCAGCAGAATGCGGAACCCGGCACGTAGCGCAGATGAGCTGCGGTCGCGGCTCGCGACCCAACGCACGGCTATCGACACCCACAAACGCGAAATCCGCCGCCACCGAGAAGCGCTCTCGGTGGCGGCGGAGGAACTTCAAGCGCTCTTACACGACAGCCGGAGGCTCGGCACTCCCGTCGGACTCCTATCCATCGTCCCGGAGGCGTAGAGAACACCCATGGCCCCCACGCAGAAGCCGATCACTCCACTCCTTGACCTGTCGACCGAAACCCCCGCGCGCCTGGTCATCAAGATCGATGGCGAGTCGTACACGCTGCGGCGGTTCGACGACTTCTCGATCCTTGACAGTCAACAGGTCATTCGCGACATCCAGCGCATGTTCGAGCTGGGCGATGCGGCCCTGACGCCAAAGCGGCGCCGGTCGCGCCAGGCGCAGCAGGCCGCGGAGAACGCGTTCAACGCGGTCGTCCTCAAGATCGTCAAGGCCGTCCTCGTGGCGCCGCCGGCGCTGGTGCGCAAGCTGACGGCGAACCAGTGCGGGGACATCGTCACGGTTTTTATTCGACTTTCACTGACGTCGGCCGAGGCAGTGAAAGCGCTCGCCGGGTTGCGGCCGGACGGCCGCAAGAGTGGATCGACCTCATCCCCGAGCTCACGCGGTTCTACGGTGGCGACCCGCTCGACTGGTGGGTCCGGTTCCCGTTAGCCATGGTGCGCAGTTACGCCGCTCGCGTGCCCAAGCTGCAGGCCAGCGAGTCCCTGGCCGCGCGGCTCCAGATCGCCTCGGGCACCGGCTCGTTCGCGTCGCCCGATGCGGCCCAGGCGATTCTGGACGGCTGGCATCGTCTCGCCTCGCCTGACCAGTCCACCGCGCCGACGAACGCGGAGCTGCGCGGCATGGGCATCGGCGTGCGTCACGTGCCGCGATGAGTACGGAAGTCGAGAAGGTCGTCCTCGAGCTCTCGACGGACGTTCAGTCCATGAAGCGTGGGCTGGACGAGGTCATTACGCGTCTCAGCACGGCGCGCACCACCGCCAAGACCACCCAGACCGGCTTCCAGGGGATGGCCGGCCAGGCCACCGAGGCCGCCAAAAAGTTCCTCGACGTCAAGGGCGCGTTCATCGGGATGGTTGGTGCCTTCTCGGCCGCCAACCTCGTTCAGCAAGGCGCGGGCGCCCTCATCAATTTTGCCAAGCAGGCCGTCGAAACGGCCGGCAACATCGTCGACCTTTCCGACAAGACCGGTCTCAGTATTCGCGCGGTGCAGCTCTACAGTGCCGTGGCGAAGCAGGCCGGTGGCGACATCGAGACCTATGCGAAAGGGATTTTCAAACTCGGCGTCACGATCGCGCAGGGCGGCAACGCCACGAAAGATGCCTTGCGCGACCTCGGCCTCAGTCTGCAGCAAGTCAAGGCGTTGAATCCGGAACAGCAGTTCGAGCTGATCGCCAAGAAACTCCACGACATCACCGACACCGGGGAGCGCAACCGGATCGGCGTCGCGCTGTACGGGAAGGCGTGGGCGGAGATCGCGCCAGGGGTCGTCGCGGACATCGACAAGATCAAAGCCGCGACCCAGATCGCGACGGATGAGAGTGTGCGCCGGATCGATGACATGGGCGATCGATGGGCGCAGTTTCAGTCGAACGCTACGGCGAAGGCGATCGAAGGCCTCGGCTCCATCGTCAAGTTCTGGGAAGACCATCCGATTCTGGCCACGGCCATCATGGGATCGGACACCGCCGCATTGTTCGGCGTTGGTGCAGACAAGAAACCGAAGACGGTGCCAGGCCGGGACATTCCGCTGGCGCCGGACGGGCCGAAGCCGAAGTCCGAAGCAGAGCTCAAGCGAGAGGCCGACGAGCGCCAGCGGCAAGCGGAGTCGCTGCAACGGTCCGTCGACGCGTTGACCTCGCGTGGCCTCGCGAAGGAAATGCGCGAGTTCGCGGGCACGCTCGAGCTTGCGCAGAAGCAGAGCGTCATTCTGTTTTCCCAGATTCCTGGGCTACTCGAGAAGATCAAGGCTTTCGAGCAGGCGGGCATCCCGCTCCCGAAGGTGCTGAAGGATTTCAAGGCGGCGTGGTCTGACCTGGTCGCCGGCTTCAAGATCGACACCAGTACGGATTTTCAAAAGACGCTCGACCTGATGGAACGCGCCGGCTCCATCAAGCCCGTGCATCTGGCGCCAGCTCCGCTTGATCGGGCGTTGTTCAAGACCTCGGCCAAGGACTTCACGGACCTGCTTGCCGCGATGGAGCGCGCGGGTTCGATCAAGCCTGTGCGCCTGGCGCCGCCGCCGGAGGACATCTCAGCCCTGCAGCGGTACAGCAACCTGTTGTCGACCGCGCAGCTTCTCCTTGGCGCCATTGGACAAACCGGCTCACGGACCTTTCAGCTGATTTCCCAGTACGGCCTGCAGGCGACCAACATCACGCGGCTGTTCGTTCTGGCGTCGAAAGCAGCTGCCGCCTCCAGGGACGCTGAGAAACAGGCACTGGCTGGCTTAATTACCGCCAGCGAGGCCGCGGCCGTGGCGGAGAACGCGCGGGCGGCCGCGTCCGCCGCGGCGAACGCCGCGTTGACCTTCGGGATCAGTCTGGGTGTCCAGGCGCTGATGACGCTGGTGATGAAGCATCGGGAATACCAGAAGTCCATCAAGGAAACGACCGCGACGCTCGTCGAGATGGGTTATTCCCAGGAGCAGATCCACGCGCACCTGATTCGGATGGGCACGGATTTCAGCTCGCTGAAGCACGTGTCGGCCGACATGAAGGCCTTCCTGGCCGACGCGGAAGCCAACGCGGAGGCGGTCGGATCGGCCGTCGACCGCCTGTCGAATTTCGTGTCCGGGCTGAATGGGGTGGTCGCGCCGCGGCCGCTGAAGGGTCTGCTCGACGACATCCTCCAGTGGAATCTGTTGGCGGACCAGGCCAGGGAGTCGCTCGAGGCGTTGGCCGGCAAGCCCTCGTGGAAGTATCTGGACGAGGGCGCCGAGAAGTTCGGCGTCGCCCGCGAGGCGCTCGGCGCCGGCATCAACACCGCTCGCCTGGGTGCGTCCTTCGACGAAATCAACAACTTCCTCACGATGGCGACCGAGCAGGCCGGCAGCAACCGGAGCGCGCTGCTCGCCGGTCTTGCGGATGAAATGAGCGCGCTGCTGGTCGACGCGAAGAAGACGGGCGCGGCCCTCCCCACGTTTATGAAGCCGTGGGTCGACGAGTTGGCCCGTGCCCAGCTGCTCAAGGACGAGCTGGGGAACCCGATCGACCCGTCCGGATTCTCCTGGACGGATGACATCAAGTCGTCGTTCCAGCAGATGGCGGACTACCTCAAAGAGATCCGCGACTTGCTGGCGCAGGCCGTGCCGGAGGCGAGCGTCGTGGCCGGTCGGCATATGCGCGGGCTCTCGACGGACCTGCAGCACGCGCGCCATCAGCTCAGTCCCAGCGCGGATGCCGCGCGCTTCCTCGAACGTGTGAAGGCCGACGTCGCGCAAGGGTTGAACGGCGGTTTCGGTCGAGCTGTGCCGGCCGGGCCGCCGGTGACGGGCAGTGGCGCGAGCGGCCGCGAGCCGGCGGTGGTGAAGAACTACTCCGGCACCGTCGCGCTGTACGTCGGGGACAACCACCTCGGTGACGTCGTGCTCGAGGACATGCTGCGGAAGTTTGAAAACAACGCGGGTGCCGGGAAACCGGTCGGACCCACGACGCGGCTCGCAGCCGCTCTCCGGCGGGTGAACGCATGATTGTCTACGCGCGCCCTGGCGACAACCTGATCGACCAGGCCGTCTCGATCACGGTGCAGTCAGGCACCCCGTTGACGGGTTATTACGTCGAGCGCCTGAACAACGGCAGCTGGGCGTATCCGTTCAAGATCGCGGAGGTCAATCTCGAGCTGCGGTTCGCCTTCTCGGCCCCAGTGCTGCCGGCCTTCTCGATCCTGGGTAACAGCAACCTCACGGTGGCGGCCGTGCTCGAGGGCGGGGCGGCACCAGGCGGCGCAGATGTCAGCGCCAGCTTCGCGGTGCCGACGGTCGGCGCTGACGGGTTCTATTCCAGTCCATTCATCGCCGGCACCGGCCTCTCCGCCAAGCAGTACTGGCGGCTGCGGGTGACCGGCAACGCGGCGCCGATCATCCTGGGCGCGCTCCATCTCGGGTCGACGTACCGCACGCTGGACACCACCTACGAGCTCAGCCCGAGCACGGTGCTGGCCCAGCGGTGGAAGAACGTGCGGCTCGAGACCGCGTTCGGGATCGAGCTGGTGTATCAACAGGCCGGCCGCCGCGAAGCGATCGACGGCGCCGTCGTCGTGACCGCGGCGCAGCTCGCGGACCTCGAGGCCTTGCATCAGGCCGCCCAGGGATCGGCGCGGCCGATCTGGTTTGTGCCGAATGCGGTCGTAAACGAAGCCTGGCTCGTCCGCCTGGGCGATGACGGATTGACGCGGCGTCCCTTCGGCGCCGCCGGCTGGGCCGTGCCGTTGCCGGTGCGGGTACTCTCGCGCGGATTGCCCTGGTAGGCCGATGGCGTTCGCGTACTCACGGTCGATCACGATTGACCACACGAAGGTCGCCGGGCCCCGGACGGACTTTGCGTTCCTGTTCCGCGGCACGTTTTCATTCTTGCGTGCCGTCGGTGCCGGCGGCGTCGTGCGGAACGCGTCCGGCTATGACATCGGGTTCTACGCGGAGGCCGCGCTCACCACGAAGCTCGATTGGGAGATCGAAAAGTGGGACTCGACGACCGGCGAGATCGTGGCGTGGATCCGCATCCCGTCCCTGTCGGATAGCGTCGACACGGTCATTTACGTGGCCGTCGGCAACCCGGCCATCACGACCGACCAGGCGAACCCGCACGGCATTTGGAACAACGACGGCTTCGGCAGCGGGTATCGCTTCGTGCTGCACTTGCCGACGGGCGCGAACAAGCTGAAGGACTCGGCCTACTTCGGCTACAACGCCACGGCGGTGGGCGCGCCACCGAACATCGCCGGCCAGATCGGCGACGGCCTGAGCCTGAACGGGTCGACACAATACCTGTCGGCGAGCGGGACGTTCCTCAGCGTCACCGGCAAGCTCCGGATGTTGATGTGGTTCTACCCGACGAGCTTCGTCGCTGGCGACCTCCTGCACAAGGACCCGAACTTCCTCAACTACAAGATGGGGATGGACGCCACCGGGCATCTGGTGGGCGGCGCGAACACGCGGGACTTCGCGGCCGCGGTGTCGAGCGTGCCGATGACGCTCAACGCGTGGAACCTGCTCGAGGCCGGCTGGGACGGCGGGCCCGGCAACGCCAAGCCGAACTTCGTCGTGCTCAACAAGGTCCGCACGAACGCCGGCGCCGCCTATAACAGCGGCGGCTACACCGGACTGGACCCGCTCTACATCGGGGCTGACGCGACACCGACCCCGACGATCCCGGGCCGCATGGATGAGGTCCGCATCACGACGCTGGACTGGAGCCAGGACGAGACGGACACGCACTACGCGAACGTCACGGACCCCGCGTTCTTCGCGCTCGGCGACGTCTCCACGGTCGACTTTGAGCATCTGAACGCGCTGCTCGGGGTCGAAGGCCCGTTGTACTGGTCCGTGCTCGCGCATCGCGACGTCGACGGCACGCCGAAGCGATTCCCGTGGTCGCCCATCTCGATCGCCGACCCAGACGGCTACAACGACGGCTATAAGGACGAGCTGATGTTATCGGTGGGGGACATCAGCTTTCCGCTGTCGGACCGCCGCGGGCTCATCCAGGTCCCGACATGCGACGTGACCTATTCGGATCTGCCTGGCGCCGACGGGCTCATGCAGCTGCGGGGCATGTTGGGCCGGGATGCGCAGCGCGCGCTGCGGGGTAAAGAGTTCACGCTGTATTGCATCACGGACGAGGCCCGCCGGCAGCAGCTCCAGCCGCTGATCGTCTTTCGCGGGTTCGTCGATCGCTGCGACCTGTCGGTGGACTACCAATTCGTGATTCACGCCAAGGGCTGGATTGCGAAGCGGCTGTCGAAGAAGCTCTGGGACGATCGGATCATCGACATCTTTCCGGAGGCGCCGCCGGAGACGCAGGAGCGGGCCGTGCCGGTCGCGTTCGGTGTGCTCTCAGACGAAGGCTCGGACGCTGGGCCGATCGTGTTCGTCGACGACGAGGCGGGCCGCGGCGGGAACGGCGGCGCCTCGCCGGTCGCGAGCTATGGCGACATCGCGGCGGCGCCGACGGGCCTCACCTCGAGTGAAGCCGTCGGCATGGGCGCCATCAACCTCGGCGACAACCCGGGCGACGCGTACTACGTCCAGGTCGCGCGGGTCGTCGCCGGCGTCGAGAGCGACCCGATGCCGTTCCTGCCGTCGAGCATCACGCCGGTCGTCATCACCGCGGACAACGCGGCCATCGACGCCGCGTGCGACAACGACGGGGCGGATAGCTACCGGTTCTACATCGGCCGCATCCTCACCGGGCAGGTCAAGTTCTCGCACTATCTCGAAACCAACGACCCGGTTACGGGCGTGCGCTTCACGCACTTCCCGACCCTCGCCTCCGAGGCCGCGACGCCGATCACGCCAGGCGGCCTGCTGGCCGTCAATCCGTTCGCCTATGTCGCGGTCGTCGCCGTGATGGACGACGGAACGCGGACGGCGCTCTTTCCTGGCGAGTTTCCGGACGTCGCGTCGATCTTCTCCGCGGGCTACCTGCGTCCGGTCCGCCTGGCGATCACGCCGCTGGCCGGCGTCGACTACTACGAGTTCTATTTCCGGCGGCACCCGACGAACCCCTTCGACAAGCGGTTCATCGTGCCGACGAGCCAGGTCAACGGAAACAGCGACGTGTACTGGACGTACGACTGGTCCTCGAGCGGCTACGAGGTCATCGCGGGCGCGCCCGTGCCGTCCGGGGTCGTGACGCCGGTCCACGTCGGCAAGGTTAAGGACCTGACCGGGTTCGAGTGGGACGGATTCCTGCTGTCGGGCCGGCCGTGCTGGGAATACATCTCCGCCTACCTGAACGGCGTCCGCGTCGACGAGGGCCAATACGGCGGTGACCTCCTGGCGCCCGGGAAGCCGGGCTACACCGCGCGCTTCGGCGCGCTGCCGTACACCGCCGGCGCCTACACGCCGTGCATGATGTTCGTCACCGGGCCGATGGCCGGCCGCATCCTCGGCGTCGACGGCTTCGACCAGGAAGCCTTCCGCGTCAACCTCAAAGGGCACGCGAACGTCGCGGTCACGGACGTGGAGACGTCGCTCTACGAGCAGCTCCGGATGATCGCGAAGAACGCCGTGCTGACCGACGTACCGTCCATCACGGGCGACTTCGATCAGGAACCGGTCTTCACCGACGGGACGGCGAGGCTGGACGACGCCAGCCTGGACCAGGCGGCGATTGATGGCCTCGAGGTGATGGAACAAGGGCCGGGCGCGCAGCGGTGGCTGGCCGGCGACATGACCGTCGATCAGTTCTTCCAGGACATCGGTCCGAGCGGAAAGCTGAAGGTTGGCATCAAGCCGAACGGCCAAATGGTCGTCGCGGTCCACAACCCCCACGCCGACGCGACGGCCGAACTCGACGAGCGGTTCGACATCGTCGACCGGACCTTCGGCATCCAAGTCACGGACCAGGGCTTTGCGAACGCGTTGCCATACGAGTACGCCGATCGGTACGACGAGCTGGGCAACGTGACGCTGCAGCCGGCGGTCACCGAGGAAGACGCGGTCTCGCAATCAGCCGATCGGTATGACGACCGGGAGCCGGACGAGTCGATGTCCCTGACGTGGCGCCGATCGGCGGGGATGGCCCGCGGCGTCGCACTCGCGCACCTGCGGGAGAGCCGGTACATGCCGCAGCCGGCGCGGGCCGAATCCATGCTGCACAGCATCCGCCGGTCGCCGGGGGAGGTGGTGGCCGTGACGCATCGGCAGGGCGCCACCGCCACCGGATATGCGCAGCGCAAGCACGCGGTGCTCGGGATGCAGATCGCGCTCTCACGGTTCGTCGTGGGGCTGACCCTGCTCGATCTGGGCACGCGCGTCGGTGAGCTCTCCTTCTTCCAGTACGAGGCCTTCATGTCGCAGCAATGGATTGGTGGCTCGCGCCACGAAACGTGTTTGACGGACGGCGGCGTCGCGGTGCCGTTCAACTGGCGGCCGTTTCGGATCAACTGGGGCGAGATTCCAGGCACGCATGGCCAGCGGGCCCGCATCTTCTCGGCGACCGCCGCGGGGACCGTCAAGCCGTCGATTTTCCTGGCCGGCGAAGACCCGAGCGGCGACACGTCCGTGGTCGAGGGCGTGACGAACGCCACCGCGGTCTTCGACGAACAGGTGCTGGTGATTCCGCGCGCGACGGGCGAGGTCGAGTACTGGATGTTGCCGATCGCCGGCGGCGGCGCGACGGACGCGGACATGCAGCTGTACGGGTTCCTCGAGGGCTATCGGATATGACGGGAGAACGAACGATGAAGCGACGATTCACGGCGCGGCACCTGGTGGTCCTGATCGTGTTGCTGTGCGGTGGCCTGATGGCCGCCCAAACGCGCATCGCGCAGGTGTTTCAGTTCACGAACGGACTGAAGGTGTTGAGCGGCACGGCGGATCCGGAAGGGGCCGCCACGGCTCCGGCTGGGTCGACGTACCACCGGACGAACGGCGCGGTCTACAAGAAGGCGTCTGGGAGTGGGAACACCGGGTGGGTGGCGTTCGACACCGGCGGCGGTGGGCTGAATCAGTTGACGGGAGACGTGACGGCCGGGCCCGGCACCGGTTCCCAGGCCGCGACGCTCGCGTCGACCGCGGTCACGCCCGGTAGCTATACGAACACCAACCTGACGGTCGACGCCAAGGGCCGGATTACCGCGGCGTCGAACGGGTCGGCCGGCGGCAGCGGCAACCTCGTCGGAACCACCGCGTTTGGCAGCGAGCCTGGCTCGCCGAGTTCCGGCGACGCGGTGTTCTACACGAACAGTTTCTACGCGTCGCGATACTCGGGATCCGCCTGGGTGCCGTGGGGCCCCCTCTTCCCAATGACGCCGCCGGTCAATGGCGACTTCGCCTGGGTGAACCAGGGCAGCGCGACGGTCGACACGACGAACGGCGGGATCTACCTCGAGGCGCCCACGCAATCCGGGGCCAGCCTGCGGATCCGAAAGAAGGCCGCGCCGTCGACGCCCTACACCATCACCGCCGCCTTCTTGCCGACCGCCCAGTTCCGGCAGGTCTTCGGCAACAACTCGACGTTCGGGCTGATGTTTCGGCAGTCGTCGGACGGCAAACTGCAGGGCTTTGTGCTGGGCGTCGACAACGGCATGTCTGTGGGCATTTTTCAATACAACACCGCGACGTCGTTCAACGCTGCGGTCGTGGGGGATCATTTTCTCTATCCCACCACCCCGATCTTCCTTCGCCTGGCGGACGACGGCTCGAACCGGGTGTATTCGGTCAGCGGTGACGGCCAGCACTTCACGGCGATCTATTCGGTCGGCCGGACGAACTTTCTAACGGCTGACGAGGTCGGATTCTTTGTGACCAGCATGGACACGACGCGCACGGCCGGCGTGACGCTGCTGTCCTGGAAGCAGGGGTAGATGATGACCGCACCCTGGATCGACAATCTCTACGCGCTCGAGGCGGCGCTCGGCATCACGGGGGCGGGCGTGCTCTCGCTGGGCTGGAAGTTCATGCTGAAGCCCTCGATCGCGTTCTTTAGGGGCGTGAGCGCCACGAATCTCAAGCTCGCGGCGTTCGACCCGGCGCAACTCCACGCGTGCTCGAAACAGATCGCGGACGTCAAAGGCGAGACCGCCCAGATTCGCGCGCTGCTGGGGCCGAACGGCGGCAGCTCGCTGTACGACAAGGTGACGACCGCCGGCAAGGCCGCGGTGATGAGCCAGGCGCGGCTCTCCACGATGTTCGACATCGTCGTTGATCGCCCGATGTTCGAGACGAACGCCTTGGGGGATATCACGTCCGTCAATGCCGCGTTCGAGCGCGCCTTCGACACCTCGTGTGAGGACATGCGCGGCCGAGGCTGGATCAACGTGGTCATTCCGCAAGATCGGGATCCGTTTGTGCGCGCGTGGCATCACGCCATCTCCGACGAGCGGCCTTTCCGATCGACGGCGCGGTGCGTGACGCAGCGCCCTGGCGCGCTGCGCAGCGGGCTCTGCAGCTGGAGCATGCAGCCCATCCTCGAGCCCGGCACGGATACGGTGCTGGCGTGGATGGGCGCCGTCGATCCGCCGCCGGAGTTCTTTCCGGCTCCTGTGGCGGCCGCCGGCAGCACGAGCGTGGACCAGCCGTCATGATGCGACCCGATCAGATCCGCGCGGCGCTCACCGATCGGATCGCGCTGATCTGTACGCTGTCCGGCGAGGCGGCGAGTGAGCCGATCGAAGGGCAGATCGCCGTCGGTTGTGTCATTCGAAATCGAGTGACCGCCGACCTTGGCCACGATCAGAAGCCAGACTGGTGGGGTGAAACCTACCGGGGGATTTGTCTGAAGTCGGTCGTGAAAACCGGCAGAGACATCGGGCAGTTTTCGTGCTGGTGGGAGCCACTATCCCCCAACACCAGGCGCGTCTACCAGCTCGCCGAGGCGCTCCTGACCCGGCAACCGGTGGGTGCGAACGTCAACCAGCTCGCGTGGATCGCCGAGGGCATCATCGGGGGCGCCCTGCTCGATCTGACGAATGGCGCCGACTCGTACCTCACGACGGAACTCCTGAAACACAACCCGCCTGACTGGGCGAAGCCAGGCCGGGCCACACCGATCGCCGTCGTCGGTCATCACACCTTCTTCCGCCTGTATTGAATCTGCGCGCCGTCGGGCCGGAGTTTCTGTAACCAGAAAACTCGGCCGTCGTCGCCTCAGTACGATACTGGCCCGGTCTTGCAGCGCGCGTGAACGCCCACATCAGGAGCGCCTCCGTATGACTGAAACCGGGATGGACACTCAAGCGACCAGTCTCATGGTCGGCGGCGTCGTGGGCGCGGCCTGCCGGTGGTTGAGCAATGCCGGGCTGCGCGGCCGTTGGGCTTCGCTGGCCGCGCTCGTGGTCTCGGTGCTGTTTGTCTTTGTCTACGGGTACAGCGCCGGCAATTTCGCGCGCGAGACCGCCTGGCCGTATCTCATCATGCTCGTCAACGTCCTCGGCATTGCCGCCGGCGCCTGGCACGGGCTCGAAGAGGCCCAGAAGTCGGGGACCGGCACGGGCACCGGGAACGGCAACGGTTCTGGCGCCCTCTTCATCGCGCTGGTGCTGGGCGCGCTCGTCTCCTCGAGCTGCGCGCTGACGATCAAGAACCCCACGCCGGTGCAGCAGGCGACCGCGCGCGAACAGACGGCTGACGTCGTCGACCGATTGACCACGGCGCTGGGTCTGGCGGACGGCGTGACGCAAAGCCTCACGACGTCGTCGCTCGCCCCGGCGGTGAAGACCGAGATCGGCTGCGGCATTCTCAAGGTGGTGGGCCGCGATGCGCCCACGCCGGCGGTCACGCGGGAATGTGGGGCGCTGCCGACCCGCGCGCTCTCCCCGTTCCAGAAAGCCTCGGACGCCGCCCAGGCGCTCACCACGTGCGCCTCGAGGCAGAACACCATCGCCGTCCTGTTCGACCTGGTGAAACCCATCTGGGAACGGCTCGAGCGGTCGACGGATCGCGCGCTGCAGATTGCCGGCGCCGCGTTGCGCCTGGTCCTGCTCCCGGTCCAGACGACGTGTGGAGGTGTTGCGTGAAGAAGCTGCAAACGGCGGACTGGATCGCGCTCATTCAGATCGGCGTGACGTCCGTCGCGCAGATCGTGGAGGCGCGGGCAAAGCGCCGGCTCGAGCTGGCCGCGATCAGCCCTGATGTCGCGGACATGACCGACGCGGAGTTCGAGGCCGCGTTCGGCCGACTTCGCCTGGCCGCCGACAAGCTCAGCGACAGTGCCGCGGCTCTCGTCGAGCAGGGTGCCGCGGAGAAGGCCGCCCAGGCCGGTGACATCGGTCGGCAGCCGGACAACGACGACCCCGCCTAGCGCGGCACGAAGGCGCCTGTTTTCCCCAAGGAGTGGATACCCCATGAGATTCCCCATGACCATGAAACCTCGACTCGCCCTCACACTCTGTCTGGTCTGGCTGATCGGCTGCGTCTCCATGGCGGCCCCCAAGGCCGCGGTGCCTGGCCGCCCGACGCTTCTGTACCGTGCGGCCGCGCCGGCCCAGCTGCAGTGGACCGTGCCGGTCTCAAGCGCGGTGCTGAACAGCTATGTCCCGGGCCAGAAGATCTCGACCGACGGCGGCACCACCTACGTCGCGCCGGTGAACCTGGACTGCACCGGGACCGCCACCATGACGTGCACGGCAGACTTCCCGCCGGCCACAAAGGGCACCTACCAGACGCGGGTGCAAATCTGCGACACGCAAGGTGCGAAGACGCGCTGTACCGAAGGCCCTATTACAGCCATCGACTTCCTGCCCGCGCCGGCCTCGCCCAGCGCGCCGGCGTGCCCGACGGGCTGTAACGAGCTCGCGCCGATGTCGATCATTGCCGAGCTACTTGACCCGCCCAGTGGGGCACTGACGACGGCCACGCTCGTCACGTTAACGACGACCGGGCCCGTGGCAAGCGTGCGGCTCGAGGTGCTGTCCGCGACGGATGGGCATGTGGTCTGTGAATGCGAAATCCGCGGCGGGCCGAACGCCTGGTCGGCGACCCTTCGGGCCGACCAGGGGCCTGCCGGTGCATACGCGCTCCGCCCCAGCGCGACTGACAGTAATGGCTCGACTGTCGTCGGCCCCGCGGTGACGGTCATCGTCGGCTGACGCCGACGCGAACCATGGGCATGCCCGTCGACGACGCCCGCGTACTCGCCGCGCTGCCCTTTGTTCGCCGCGTCGCGACCCGGCTCGTGCGCCGGCATCGTCGCCTCAACGTGAACCTCGACGACGTCGTGCAAAGCGGGGTGCTGGGCGTCATGGCCACGTTGCCGGACTACGACCCGGCGAAGGGGCTCACCTTCGAACAGTTCGCCTACCTGCGCGTCCGCGGCGCCATGATTGACGACTTGCGCCGCGGGAGTTGGCCGCGTGGCCTGCGACGAAAGGCGCGCGCGGTGCAGGCGGCCGCAGACGCGCTCGTCGGACTCGGCCTGTCACCGACCGCGGCGGCACTCGCCGAGCGGCTGCGCTGGCCCGAAGCCGACGTCACGCGCTGTCTGCAGCAGATCGAGCACCTCCGGACGCTCACGCGCGGCACCGACGTGGGTGCCTGGCTGACGCCGGTGACGGCCGTGACGGTCAACCGTCTCAAGAAGGCCCCACCGCCGTCCACCGCCACGACGCCGGAGCAGTTCGCGGCGGCGCGGGAACTCCGCCGGCATCTCAACGCGGCGCTCGCGACGCTGGAGCCGCGCGAACGCCAGATCGTGTGGATGTTCTACGTCGACGACCGCAGCATTGACGACGCGGCCGCTGCGCTGCGCATCAGCCGCTCGCGCGTCTTTCAACTAAAGGTGCGCGCGTTTCGGAAATTGGCCGCGCAGCTCGCGCCGCTCGGGCTCGCCGCGTAACGGGCGACATCGCGATGACGGTCACGGACGACTTCAACCGGGCGAACGGCGCGATCGGCGCCAACTATGTCAACAGCCTGCTCGGCGGCTCTGGGCTGACCGTGGACTCGCTCAAATGTCGCGGACCGCAAACGCCAGACTCAGGCGGGTACGCCCATCGTGTCGAGTCGTTTAGTCCTGATCACTACTCGCGGATCACGATCAATTTTATTAACGCGTCTGGCAACTACGGGACCGGCTATCTCGGCCCGTTGCTTCGTTCATCTGGGACTGGCGGGTCATGGGCGGGGTACCAGTTGGCGTGCCGGTCCGATCAAGTTGAATTTTTCGCGTTTTGGAATGGCGCAGCGAACTCGGCACTCCTCGGCACATATAGCGGCGTGACGGCCGGTGACGTCCTCGAGCTTCGCGTCAATGGATCGAACATCGAGTACTGGAAAAACTCATCACTAGTTGACACCGTGGCCGAGAACGCGAACGTCCCTGAGTCGGGATCGGCTCCTGGGTTAGCAGGCTACAACGGCGGGAACGTCGGACCTACTCAAAACATTTCGCTTTTTGAGGCCGGTGATGTGGTGGCCGCCGGTGGCCAGCCCACGATGCGCCGCTGGGGCGCGATGCCCTACATCGGCGGACAAGGGATCGGGAACAAGGGCTCAGGGCGGATGTGGGGCCGCTCGCGAGAGGGCCTAGTCGTGCCGCGGCGACTCGCGGCGTAAGGGAGGTGACCCGTGGCAGTAGACGTAATCAAGGTCAACAACCTGGACACCAACGCGAAGATGGCGGCGGACGTGCTGCGGGCGGTACGCCTCGCGCGCGAACTCTATGAATTGACCGGCTCGTTGAGGCTCCGCGCGTATCACCTCTTCGAGGGCTCGGATTTCACGGCGCTCGAGGAAGCCTGCGGGCTGGAACCCGGGCACGGTCAGACCCTGTTCACGCTGATCGACGGCACGCACGGCGTGCTCGACGGGACGTTTCAGAACGCCAACGCGATCGATTTGATGAACCGCGTGCTCTAAAGCGCGCGCCTGCTCGACGAGATGGAGAACTCGATCACATGGCTGAAGTCACCGCGTTCCGCAACAACGCCCTGCCGTATCCCATTTATGGGGCGCCCTTCGTGCTGGACCTGGTGATCCTGGACGCCGATGGCGATCCGATCACCGGCGCGACGGGCCTCGACTCCGAGGTGAGCAAGAACGGCGACACCCCGGCCGACTGCACCAACGAAGCCACGGAAATCGGATCGTCCGCCAAGTACTACCTCTCGCTGACGGGCGCGGAACTGACGTGCGATTGCCTGTCGGGGGTTACCAAGACGTCCACCAGCGGTGGTAAGACGACGCCCTGGTCGCTCTATCCGCGCAAGCTCGTCACGCTCCGCAGCGGCACCTCCGCCTCGGGCGGCAGCGACACGGACGGGATCGTGCTCGACAGCGGCGCCAGCGACCAGGACGACTTCTACAACGGCATGGTGGTGATTGCCACGATCGACTCGGTCGTCGAGGTTCGCGTCATCTCCGACTACGTCGGCAGCACGAAGAAGGCGACGGTCGTGCCCGACTTCAACACGGCGCCGGACAACAACGACACGTTCGTGATCAAGCTGCCCGAGGGTCGGCAGGTGCACCAGGTGAACGTCACGCACGTGGCTGGCACGCCGCAGACGGCTGGCGACATTCCCGCGATGATTACTGCGGTCGATGACTTCGTCGACACGGAAGTCGCCGCAATCAAGGCGAAAACGGACAACCTGCCGTCCGATCCCGCGGACGCATCTGACATCGCGGCCGCGTTCTCCACCGTCAACACGAAGCTCGACACGATCGACGACTTCCTCGACACCGAGGTCGCTGCGATCAAGGCCAAGACCGACAACCTGCCGAGTGACCCCGCTGACCAGTCGGCGGTCGAAGCAGCGATCACCGCGGCGACCTCGCCGCTCGCGACAGCCGCAGCTCTGACGGTGGTCGATGATTTCCTCGATACAGAGATCGCCGCGATCAAAGCCAAGACCGACAACCTGCCGAGTGACCCAGCCGACCAGTCCGCGGTCGAGGCGGCCATCACCGCAGCGACGTCTCCGCTGGCGACGGCCGCGGCCCTGGCCACCGTCGACGACTTCCTCGACACGGAAATCGCCGCGATCAAGGCCAAGACCGACAACCTGCCGAGCGACCCGGCCGATCAGTCGGCCGTCGAGGCGGCCATCACCGCGGCGACCTCGTCGCTGGCCACGGCTGCCGCTCTGACGGTGGTCGATGACTTCCTCGACACGGAAATCGCGGCCATCAAAGCGAAGACGGACAATCTCCCGTCGGACCCCGCCGATCAGTCCGCCGTGGAAGCGGCCATCACTGCGGCGACGTCTCCGCTGGCGACGGCTGCGGCCCTGGCCACGGTGGATGACTTCCTCGACACTGAAATGGCGGCAACGCTGGCCGCGGTGCTGAGCCTGATCGCGGCCGGCTACACGCGCACGAACACCGCGCAAGCCGGCGCCGCCGGCGCCATCACGCTGGATGCGGGCGCGTCGGCCGTCGACGACTTCTACAACAACCAGATCATTGTCATCGCGTCCGGGACCGGTGCCGGGCAGGCTCGGTTCGTGTCCGATTACGTCGGCGCCACGAAGGTGGCGAGCGTGGCGACGTGGGTCACGAACCCTGACAACACGAGCGTGTTCTATCTCATTCCCTTCGGGGCCATTCCCGGCGCGACGGCGCCGACTGCCGTGGAAGTGCGGCAGGAGATGGACAACAACAGCACGAAGCTGGCATCCATCGACGCCAAAACCACGAACCTGCCCAGCGATCCGGCCGATGCGTCCGTGGTGGCCGGCCTCATCGCGGCGGTGTCGGCGAAGGTCGATACCATCGACGACTTCCTGGATACTGAAGTCGCGGCCATCAAGGCCAAGACCGACAACTTGCCGAGCGACCCGGCCGACCAGTCCGCGGTAGAAGCAGCCATCACTGCGGCGACGTCTCCGCTGGCGACGGCCGCGGCTCTGGCCACCGTTGACGATTTCCTCGACACGGAGATCGCGGCCATCAAAGCGAAGACGGACAACCTGCCGTCGGATCCGGCCGACCAGTCTGCGGTGGAAGCCGCCATCACCGCCGCGACATCGCCGCTGGCCACAGCCGCGGCCCTGACGGTCGTCGACGACTTCCTGGACACGGAGGTCGCGGCCATCAAAGCGAAGACGGATAACCTGCCATCTGACCCGGCCGATCAATCGCTACTGATCGCGGCCACGAATGCCATCGTCTCGGCTATCGCCGCGCTGAACAACCTCAGCGCCGCGGAGGTCAAGACGCAGATGGTCGCCGCGCTCTCGGGCGACACGTATGCGGAGCCCGTCCTGGTGCCCGCGGCGGCGTCGTCCCTGGCGGCGAAGGTCGGCCTGCTCTTCGCCCTGGCGCGGAACATCTCCGACCTCGACAAGGACACGGGCGTGATGCGGCTGCGGAATGACGCGGACAGCGGGAACATCGGCACGCGGACGGACACGGACGACGGGACGGTCTATCGCAAGGGCGAGCTCGGATGATCGACACCCGAAACAAACGGGCCGCGGCGCTCGGCTTCGGGCTGGCGTCGCTGCTGGTGTTGCCGGCGGCGGAAGGCGCTCTAACCGTTGAAAGCGCCGGGCATGCCCTCAGCGCCTATCGCTACGACCTCGCCGACCTGGTCGTCGTCGCGCCGCAAGGCGACGTGATCCTTCTGCCGGCCGAGCGGACCACGATCCTGTTACCCGCTGACCCCTCCGTCATCCTGCTGCCGGCAAGGAGAGCGCCATGAGCGACGTGATTCATTGGACCGAAGAGACGGTCATTCGGAAGGACCCGAACGCGCAGAAGTTTCGAACCATCGACGGCGCGCGCCACTTGGCCGCGGGCGCCGAGTTCGACTCTGGCGAGTTCACGGTCACGTCGCCGCTCGAGGACGACGACGGGATTCTGGAAATCGACCAGATCGATGTTGTGCCATCCCCAACCTCCGGCGTCGCGAATCGCGGCGTGCAATTCCGCATGCGGTACGGCACCGCAGGCGTGGCCTACACCGTGACGTTCCGGTACACGACGACCGAAACCCCGCCGCAGATCGACGATCACTCCTTCGTCGTCCAGGTCGCCGAGAAGTAACGGCCGCCATGCCGCTCACCTACACGAGCGTCGTCGTCGAAGGACCGAACCAGACCCGGCACTGGGCGACGTCGGACGCCGGCGGCGGCTTCATGGGCGTGCGCTTCCGCGGCGACGGACCGCCGGTGGAAGTGCCGCTGCGGAGCTGGGGCCTGTATCTCGACTTCATGATCGCCCGTGACGGTCGACGTGTGGCCGCGGTGAAGCGGGCCGACGGTCCGGGCGTCTGGATCGTGACCGACGCCGGCGCCGTCCTGCCGGTCATCGACCTCCAGGGCGTCCCGCAGGACACGGCCGGCAACTGGGCGCACGCCTTCGGGCCCGGCGATCGGCTGTACCTGCAGCAGGACAACAGCGACGTGCTGCACGTTTACGGGCTCGACGGCACGCCGGATATGACCGTTGAGGTCGACGCCGCCGGCAGCCGGTTCGCGCCGCTGCGCGTGCCGATGCTCTACGACTCCGCGTCAGGCATTCATCACATCGCGCCCGACGGCACACCGGTGCCAGGCGTGGCCGTCCGCGCGGATCGCACCGTCGCCGGCGTCACGCTGTCATTCCCAGAAGAGATGACCGGCTTCGCGGCCGGCCAGGCCGGCGTCGGCCTTCTGGGCGGCGTGGTGCTCGTCAACACCGCGACGGGCGACCGTCGCATGTGGCCGACGTACACGCCGCACCGAGCCCGGCTAAGCGTCATCGCCGGCCAGCCGTACGTGTCCATCTGCTGCGAGAGCGCGCCGGCGCCGGATTCCACCGCCGCCTGGCCGGCCTACGAGCCGCTGCCGCCCGTCCGTGTCGCCGGCAGCCGGCGGCCGCGGTGGATGGTCGCGGTCAGCGACGGCGTCGTCCAGGGGCCGGGGCACATTCACTGGTCGTACACGGACGGCGCGAAGCCGCACGTCGAAGGCGGCCCGTGGGCGTGGCGCGATTTCTTCAACGGGCATCCGCCGGCGATCGTGATTCACGATCTGCGCGACGGCATCGACGACTTGACCGTCTATCCGCTCGACTGGCCGAAGCCGCCGGCGGAACACATCGTCCGCGAAGAGACTGTCGACGGTGTCGTCACACGCCGCTGGGCCGGCTCGATGAAGCGCCTGGCGCAGCTCTCGGGCGCGCGACTCGCGTGTTACCACGATGCGAACAAGGCCTTGGCGCTGTTGGATTACGGCGAGGACGGCCAGCCTTCGGTCACCGACATCCCCCTCGAGGCGTTCCGGCACGTGCAGCTCGTGCGCGCGCTGCGTGAGGAGGGCATCGACGCCCTCATCGGCCACCAGGGCTATCCGGTGATGAAGGGCAACGTCTGCCTCGACGCGTTCGACGCGGTCTGGCGGACTGAACACTGGGGCCTCGAGATCTACGCGCGCGCCGGCCTGCCGGTCATGCTCTGGGTGCCGATCTTCTGCGGGAACCCGGTCGGGCCAGACGGCCATGACGCGTACCCGATCGGCACGATCGCGCAGCTCCATCACTTCCAGACGGCGCTTGTCGATCGCTATCCGGGCGTGGAGGTCGTCGCGGCGTTCGACTGGGTGCGGCCGAGCGGCCAGCAGAAGTACCCGTGGCTGCGCGCCGCCTGGCAGGACGTCGTCACGCAGACGCCGCGGCCGGCGATCGCGCTGCCGGCGGTGCGCGCCTATCAACCGCCCGCGCCGCCGGCGCCCGTCCCGGTTCCTGATGAGGTACCGGCCGCGCCGTCAGCTGACGGCGGCCGCGGCGGCGCCAGCGCGGGCCCGTCGAAGCCCATGACGAAGAAGCAGAAGCAGATCGCGGTCGCGGCGGCCGCCGGCGGCGGGCTCTTCGCGATCCTCAGCAAGATCTTTCACTGGTGGTGAGCGGTGCCGTTACCGCCCGTCCTTCGCAAACCCCCGTCTCACCCATACCACGCCAGCTCCTATGGCGTAGACCGAAGCGATGGGAGCGATCCATGCCAATAACGTGGGCGTCCAGTGAATCCACCCGTCGTCATGCTCTTGGACGGCGAGAGCGAGCATGCAAGCCACCACGCCCGTCCAGAGCGCGGACAGGACCACCCACAGCCGCTGCCAGCCGTTTAGCTTCATCGCGGTGAGATTCTACGCCGCTTGGCTCTGTCGCGCGTGAGCTCCTTCACGATCGACGTCAGTTCGAGCGTGGTGGTGATCGTCGACCCCAACGCCAGGGCGACCTCGCGCAACCTGGTCAGGCTCGCGCGCGCGTAGCCCGTCTGCTCGTAGTTCTGTATCTGCTGCATCAACACCCCGACCTGATCGCCGAGCTCTTTTTGGGTCCAGCCGCGGGCGATCCGGGCCTGCACCAGGAGCGCGCCGAGGTCCTCGAGCGGCGCCGGGCGGAACTCGGCGTCGCCCCGCTTCATGCGGTCGTACACCTCGAGCTCGCGCTCGAGCGCCGCGAGCTGGGCCCGCATCGCCGCGGTCGTCATCTTCACTACCGCCGCCGGCGTCGACGCCGGCGCCCTGGCGCCGGACTCCGCGGCCGCAATGGCGGTGCGGAACTTCGCCGCGGCCGCGCGCGTGATCTTGTAGGCGCGCTCAGTCGTGATCATCGTCCTCATCCTCTCCGATGGTCAGCAGGTCCACAATCACCACACCGACGCGGCGACCGTCGCGGGTGTGCTGGAAGAACTCGACGAACGGTTCGCCCGTGGCGGCCTCGATTAGGAACGAGGGGAACATATCCGCGCCGAACGAGGCCTTGATGATGGGCAGCCCGTCCGGGCCGAGGAAGATGGGGTTCAGGGCGTCGACGTCAACGCCCTTCGCGCTCCACACGATGTCCATGTCCAT